CGATAGTGACTGTGGCACCTGTTCCGGCAATGATACTGATGGCAGTTCCGATCGGGAATGCAACTGAGCTGTTGGCAGGAATAGTCACTGTGCTGGTTGCTGTGACATATATGTGTCGACCAGCATCGCCTATCAATATTCCATAATTGGCACCTTGTGTGTTCTGTGGTATACCCAGATAGCCCACGCTGTATGCTCTATTGCTGAGTGAACTGATGTTCACGTTGGCCACTAGGTTTCCACCTATGTTCAAGTTACCGCCGACGCCAGCACCACCTGTGATGATCACTGCACCACTCACAGTGTTTGCACTTATGGTACTGTTTGAAACAGTGAGTTGTCCTGTTTGGAATATGTTACCAGCAATGCCCATGCCACCTGTAATTTGTACTGCACCACTTACAGCACTGGTAGCAGGTGTGGTGTTTGAAACAGTGAGTTGTCCTGTTTGGAATATGTTACCAGCAATGCCCATGCCACCCGGTGACACAATCAATGCACCACTTACAGCACTGGTAGCAGGTGTACCGTTTGATATGGTATGTTGTCCAGTTTGGAATATGTTGCCGGTGACACCAATACCACCCGACACAATCAATGCACCACTTACAGCACTAGTAGCAGGTGTACCGTTTGATATGGTATGTTGTCCTGTTTGGAATATGTTACCAGCAATGCCCATGCCACCTGTGATTTGTACTGCGCCTGTGGTTGCTGTGGTGGCAGGAGTGGTGCCGGATACAATAACATTGGCTATGGTTGTGATATTGCCAGTTGTGAATATTGTACTGACTATGTTGCTGGACAACAAGGCATTGGCTTGTGTGTTACCATATATACTACCTGACAATATGTTTACACCATTGGCAAACAAATAGTTTGGAGCAATAACATTGGCTATGGTGGTGATGTTGCCAGTGGTTGATATTGTGGTCACTGTGTTTGCAGACAGCAATGCTGTGACATTGGTATTGCTGTAGGTCAATGTGTTGGCTGCTGTGACGTTGGCACGTAGAGCATTGATCTCTGTTTGTTGTGTACCTGCATTGGCCACTGTGCTGAATGTTAGGTTACCATATGTTTGGTAAGCACCAATATTAGCACTGATGTTTGTGATATTTGTAGTGGCAGTACCAAGATTACCATCAAGAGTGGTAATACGTCCATTAGCCCAGGTCTGGTAAGCACCAATATTGGCACTGATGTTTGTGATATTTGTAGTGGCAGTACCAAGATTACCATCAAGAGTGGTAATACGTCCATTAGCCCAGGTCTGGTAAGCACCTAGGTTGGCCGTGATTGTCTGCATTGCAGAATTGGCCGCTGTGACGTTGGCATTGACAGATACAATACTGTTTGCCTGTGTGGCCGCATTACTAAACAAGGTCGTGATGTTGGTTGTGGCTGTGCCTAGGTTGGCATCTAATGTGTTGATACTTGTGGCTTGTGCGGCCGCATTACTCACACTGCTGAATGTTAGATTGGCATAAGCTTCATATGCACCAACGTTGCTTTCTAGTGTGATCAGTCGAGAGAGATTTGTGGAGATGCTGGTATTGGCCGCTGACAAGTTTGCATTGATAGTGTTGAGCAACGATGCTTGTGTTGCTGAATTAGAAGTCAGTGTGGTAACCTGTGCATCAACATAGCTCTTCATGCCTGTGTTGGCAGTGGTAACATTGCTGTTGGTGTTTGTTATGCTGGTCAGTATACTGGCAATGGCACCACCTGAGCTGGCCAAGTTGGCTGCGATTTCACCCAGTGTGTCCAAGGTGCCAGGTGCTGAATTGATCAAGTTGTTGATGGCTGTGCTGATGGCTGTGTCAGTGTAGCTCTTCAAGCTGGTATTGGCAGTGACAATGGCCGCATTTGCTGCCGCTATGTTTGCATTGATTGGAATCAATAATGTGTAGTCCACTGTGCCTGTTGCGCCAACATTGCCCTGTATGCCTTGTGGTCCCTGTGGCCCTGCATTTCCTTGAATGCCCTGTGGCCCTTGTGCGCCTGTATTGCCCTGTATGCCTTGTGGTCCCTGTGCGCCTGCATTGCCCTGTATGCCTTGGATACCCTGTGCGCCTGCATTACCTTGGATACCCTGTGCGCCTGCATTACCTTGTGGTCCAACTATTGGGCCAACGTTGTTCCATGATGTGGTAATGGTGTTCCAAATAAAGAGATTGCCTGTGCTGTTTACGATATAACCTTGTCCAGCTGACCCAGATCCTGGTAAAGCCGCAGGATTGGCCACGTTGCCAACCAAGGTCACGCTGGTGCCTTGTGCGCCTGTATTGCCCTGGATTCCCTGGATTCCCTGTACGCCTTGTGGGCCGGCATTGCCTTGTATGCCCTGTACGCCTTGTGGGCCGGTATTGCCCTGGATGCCTTGTGGTCCTGCCACCGTGCTGGCATTGCCTTGTATGCCTTGTGGTCCCTGTGCGCCTGCATTGCCCTGCAGTCCACGGATGCCTTGTGCTATTGGAAATCCACCTGGTGTAGCACCGTCCTGGATGCGTATGGTATTGAGTCCTGTGTCAATCACAATGGTACCAACAGGGCCTGTGTAGTTTGCCGCGGCTGATGTGTTACCACGCTTGAATAACACTTCTCTAATTTGTATATTTGCTGTGGTCATTATCCGATGACTCCTGAATCTATGATGCCATCGTTTAGCACTAGGTCTTGTGATACACTTTGGTAGTATGCTGGCAATACTTGCAGTGTTAGTCGTACTTCATGATTGTCATCAATATAAAGTGGTTGTAGCGCATTGGTAGCGGTGTTGACCAGTCTGGCAGTGAGCCAGTAAAATTCTTGATCCAGCGCATTTACCGTTTCTACTGGAATGGTAAACTGCCCTAGTCCTCGATTCCATGTAAATGCAGACACAGCAAAAACCGAAACAGTCAGCTCATTTATAAGGTCCTGGATGGCAATTTCCATGGTGTAGCCTGTGAGATCAACTGATTTTTGATCTTGATTTTTAGCCACAATGTGGATAGGGTTGTCAATACCCTGGTAGATTTTTATAGGTCTGCTGTACACAATCCTGTTCCTTGTGGTGAAGATGGCAGGATCCTGCACCTGGACTTCCAGGATATTTTTATACCAAAAAACGTCGATTGTTTGCATAGGATACCATCATCTGTATCCAGTATTTATGGAAAACTGCAATACCCCGTAGCAGGCAATTAAATAAGTGTATGGATAAACTTGAACAACTTGAAAGTAGCTGGAAAGGGCATCGTGCGTTTGCTGAATGGCTAACACAGCGTTTGCAACCCAAAATAACAGTAGAATTAGGCGTGGATTACGGCTACAGCTTGTTTTGCCTAGCAAACAAAAACCCAGGGCGTGTGATTGGCATTGACCTATTTGAAGGTGATGCACATGCAGGCACACGTGAAAAAAATCAACACGAAACAGTGCAACAGTTTGCAACAGACAACGAGTACACCAATGTACAGTTGATCAAAGGCGACTTCACTGAGCTTGCACAGTATTGGGTAGCACCAATTGATATCTTGCACATTGACGGGCTACACACATATGAAGCTTGTTTGATGGACTTTGTGAACTGGGGTCCGCACGTGAGCGCCACAGGAGTGGTACTCATGCACGATATCACATCCTACCCAGATGTTACTCGAGTATTTCTAGAAGTAGGTGCTCAAGCCAAAGTGGCATTTTTGCATTCCGCAGGACTGGGCGTGGTCTGCAGAGATCTTGCGCTGGCTCAAGAGATACTAGATCGGTACCCTGACGCAGTTAGCGGCCAGGCACTAGCAGAAGAAATGGTCAAGCTGAAACAAGACGCCCAGCGGTTCCGTGTTAATACCCCTTAAACAGTATAACGGTAGTTGACCATGATTCCCCAGCTTTCGCCCTGGCGAATATCGCTGGAATCTGCATCAAAGTTTACTGCGTGTAGGCTAGCACCGTTGCCCAGATGGAACTTGGCCACAGGATCTTTACGCTCTGCAATGAATTCACGCACCTGTTCTTCTGTAGGAGGTGCGTCAAAGTGCTTGCTCAGACTTGGAATAGGACTCAGTGTGTAAAAGTTTTTCACACCTTGTGCGCTGAAATGGCTCACAGCTTCTTTCAGTGCTCTGGCACCCACACCCATCAGTGCATCAGGCAAGCGAAAGATGGTGTAGAACATGGCAGTGAGTCCTTCGTCTTTGCTGTCCACGAAGATATCTTTCATGCTTCGCACCAGGTCGTCACTTATCTTTGTGCAAATCATGCACTGATTTTGATCTTGTTCCTCGTACATCAATACTGTACGTGTGCCCAGGGTACGAGATTCTTTAGCAATAGTTGGATGAACAGGGTCGTGGCTGATGAGCTCGAGCCATTGCTTGTCAAATTTTTCAGAGTTGGATGGGATGATCATGGAAATTTCCTGGTTGAGTTATGTGCGTATTTATACTGTGGTGCAAAAACAGAGGTCAAAAGAAAAACCCTGACGTGCATGGATGATCAATCCGCAGAGGTCAGGGCCGTGTTATTGGCGGAAGTGGTAGGATTCGAACCCACGGTGCCTTTCGACACTTCAGTTTTCAAGACTGCTGCCTTAAGCCATGCTCAGCCACACTTCCATTATCTTGATAGGAACTCGTACAGTTTGTATATTGCTGTGCGGTCCATGTTTTTATGCTTGACTAGATAGCCAAGTAACTCAGGCTCATTGCGAGCTATGAGTAATTTTTGTATTTTGGCATCAACGATAGATTCAATTATATGTTGTTGGTCGTCCATACTGAGTATTAGCTTGAGTATGCCAATGTCCTTGAACGGAGTAAACGTTAGTGTTTGCCCAAGGTGCCAGTGCTGGTGATCGTTAATGCACATCCGCAGAATATAGTCCGCAGTTGTTTCTCTACTTTGTATTGCCTTTTGTATTTGTTCGTCCTGTACTTGTCGCTTGTACAGGGCTGATTTCTCTATGCCCCGAAAGTACTGGTAGTGATAATGATCAGGGGTTAACACCTGCTCCATGCTCTTGCCCAAGTGCATGAGCATGATATTTGCTGTTGCTGGTCCACGCAAAAAATATTCATCTCCGCAAGCACCAGTCACAAGCATGGTAGGCTCACGGTAGTGATGAATCTGTGTATAGCCCCAATGGGCTTTTAGTTCGTTGTCAAACTCGCATGTGAACTGATCATAGTCATAATGTTCTCCACACACAAGTTCAAATGGTATTTCTAATGCTCGCAAGTAACTGATGCATGTTAGCGTATCAATTCCGCCCGAAAAGAACACTCGGATATTGTCTGTGTTGAGTGCCAACCACTGAAAACGAGCAGTTAACATATTATGTATTTCGTCCAACACGCTGTAGATTGACTGTGGGTCTATGCCAGGCACAGCACCCCAGCGATGTTCAAGTATTGTGCTGGTCATGACAACCCAGGCATCTGCCCAGACATTCTGACCTGTCACACCCATGTTGCCTAGTTCAAACTTGTCATCGTTACGCCACAGTGGTGTAGCTCTTGATGTATCGTTTGTGACCACAACTGCACCGTCGTTCTTGGCCAGCACCGCAACAAAGCTACCTGTGTAACAGGGCTCAGGGTCCTGCATGAGCTTGGTAGCAAAATACTGGCTAAGTCCATGTTCATGACAGTAGCCTTTGATGTAAGCAAAGCCATGCTCTGTCCAGATCTCTGTCCATCCTGTATCGCAGTTCAACCACAGATTATCTCTAAGCAGAAACTGCACAGGAAATCGCATGTCCTGCTCTGGTGCTATGCGAAAGAACATTACGTTTGACTGTCGCCTTTGCCCACTCTGTAGTTGTCTTCCACTGAGTCTGGTGTGCTGACCTCAATTACTGTGCCTGCTTCAAGACATTCCAACTGATGTGGCTTGCAGGGTTCGTTGTGCCATACTGCACCATCACGCAGTTCTTTTTCATGGTGTTCAGCAGTGGCAGTGTCAATCCAGCGCACAATAAACCGTCCTGATTGTACATACCAGGTTTCTTCTTTGAACTGATGAAAGTGCATACTGAACTTTGCACCTGCATTGAAGTTCATGAACTTGCCGCAGTACTTGTCATTGGTGGCCCAGATAAACTCTGAACCCCACCCCTTGGGTACTAGTCCTTTTAACTGTGTCATTTGATTTCCTCTAATCGGGGTGCGTACACACCTGTGTGTTGTACAGTGACGGCGCTGGCCCGAATAGCAAATTGAATTGCTTGGCTCATGTCACCGTCTGTATTTAGATATTCATATGCCAGTGCGGCAAGGAATGTATCACCGGCTCCACACACGTCAGTAACGTCTATTTCAGGCGCCGGATACATGACAAAATTGTGCAAAGCGCCTGCTTTGCCCAGCGTTACAATCATGTCAGTACAATCGCTGTGTCTTGCCTTGTATTCAACTTCGTTGATCTTTACAATGCAACCTTCAAATCGTTTTAGGTCCTGCTTCTTGGTGTCAATGAAAATAGGACCTGGAAATTCTCTACGTAGTTCTTCTACCAGTTCGTATGTGATCAAGCCTTTGTTGTAGTCGCTGATCACAATGGCATGATACACTTGTGGTATTGCTGTTTCAAACACTAGCGGATCGTTTTTGACATCAGCATCAATGCGAACAATCTGTTGCTTGCTACGACTGTCAATCAGTCTGGTCTTTGTGCCTTCTTGCCCTGTGATAAAATTTGCAGTCAGCCCAAGTGCTTTGAGATTTTCATATACATTGGACGCCATGCCCGGACGGGTTTCTTCATGTGCAGGCACAAACACAGGAACAGGAGCTTCTGGACTCATGCGATCAACTGTGCCGTATTGATAAACGTCTAAACAACTGTCACCTAGTAACAATATGTTGAATTGCTTTTGTACTGGAGTACTCATCAAGTCTTTCAAAAAATTCTATGTGTGGCACGTGCTCTTCTCCAATGATTGGACGCCCACGGTAATCACTGCCTTTGACCATGATGTCTGGTTCGCTGGTTTGAATAAGGTATTCTAGTTCTTGATCTGTGTCAAAGGTACATACCTTGCTCACATACTTTAGACCTTGTAGCATTAGTCGGCGTTCGTCTTGATTAAAGAACGGACGACCTGCGCCTTTCAGCTGGCGTACCCGACGGTCTGTGTCAATGGCAACTGTGACTTGACCAAGACTGGCCGCATACTGCAACAACATCACATGGCCTGGATGCAGGATATCAAACGTACCATTAACAAAAACTCTATTCATCATAACAGTATATAGTACTGCACAAAGCTAGTCAACAATATTGGTGCTCAAGTACAGAATCGAACTGTCGATTGCTCCTTACCATGGAGCCGTTATGCCACTTAACTACAAGAGCGTGGTACCCCCGCTCGGAGTCGAACCGAGAGAATTTCTCCTTTTGAGAGAGACGACTTTGCCAATTTGTCCACAGGGGCGTTATAGGTTTTCCAAGTGCCCAACTATCCGGGTGGCCCGGCCTTGCTGGATTGTCTCGTAAGGGCAAGTCTTTGCTGACCACAAATAGCCATCTTGCGTTGTCACCGAGCAGCCACTCGGCTAGACTAAGTGGGACTCAAACCCTACGTCTATCTCAGAAACTTGGTGGATGTAGTTGGACTCGAACCAACGATCTTTTCCGTATGAAGGAACTGCATTAGCCACTATGCTATACATCCAAATTGGCGACCCCGAATGGATTTGAACCACTGACATTTGGTTTTGGAGACCAACGTTCTGCCGGACTGAACTACGGAGCCATGTATGGTGCTTTCTGCGGCGCTTGAATCCACGGTAGCCCTACTCTTCATGGCCGGTCCTTGTACATGGTCGACATTGACAAGTATTTCGGTGTTCCATTGTAGCTACTACAGAAAGCATAACTGGTTGCGGGAGGCGGAATCGAACCACCATCTGAAGCTTATGAGACTTCTGAATTACCGTTACTCTATCCCGCGATAATCTTGGCGGAAACGGAGAGATTCGAACTCTCGGTGCCAATTACTTGACACGACAGGTTAGCAACCTGCTGCCTTAGACCACTCGGCCACGTTTCCAGTTGTTTGTATTATATATTGATACTACATTGATGTCAATGTTTATTTTGGTAGTTCCTAGCGGGTTTGAACCACTGACCTTTACGATGTCAACGTAACGCTCTACCAACTGAGCTAAGGAACTGTTGGTACCGCTAGGAGGAATCGAACCTCCGTCTTAACCTTAGGAGTGTTTTGTTCTATCCACTGAACTATAGCGATGTTGGCGCCTCTTGCAGGAATCGAACCCACACCCTTTGTTTCGAAGACAAAGATGATATCCATTTCACCAAAGAGGCATATGGTACCAAGAGTTGGACTCGAACCAACCACACCTAGTGCTTCAAACTAGTGCTCTACCTGATGAGCTATCTTGGCATTGTATTGGGTTGAGGTACGAGGATCGAACTCGTGATAGCGGAATCACAACCCGCGGTTTTACCACTAAACTAACCTCAACATAAAACTGGTGCCCCGTGACAGAATCGAACTGCCAACTACTGATTACAAAACAGTTGTTATACCACTTAACTAACAGGGCTTGTATTGGTGCGACCGGAGAGACTCGAACTCCCGACACCTGACTTCGTAGGCCAGTACTCTATCCAACTGAGCTACGGTCGCATTGTATTTGGCAGGGGAGATGAGATTCGAACTCATGATGACGATTTCAAAGACCGTTGCCTTAGGCCACTAGGCGACACCCCAACAGAACTATTCTGATAGCATATTGCCAATGCCAACATTTTTATGTGTTTGATTGCAGTATGCTACGTGTATTGCTTTTGTAGGCAATAGATTTAGATCATTGCATATCTTGTGATGCAACTCTCCGTATGTGTTCCACGCATGGTCACGTGGAATGTTTTGCATCATGTACACGCCGCAACTCATCAAACTTAGATTTACGCGACCACGGTAAAGATGATTAAACATTGTAATGGAATCAATATAACGTTTTCTTGCCCAGCGCAATCCTATGCGATTCCATTCCAGCGAGTACTTGCTCATGCTCATTGCAAAGCTCTGTATCCTGGGATGATCAAAATTAAGTGTTATATCTCTAGAACAGGTTAGCCAAGCACAGTCAATGTGTATGTCAATGTTCTTGGCTTCACACTCTGCTAGTACATCTGGCCAGTCCGGCCTTACATCTGTATAACTATGATTAGGCAACGACAGCATCAGCGGCACACCTGGGCGAAGCTGTCCTGGCTGTGTTGGAGCCATGCCCATTTTGCTATAGTAAGAATATTCGTCTGGCAGAATCTGGATATTGTTCCAACCATGTTTGCCGGCCACAGACTCAATGAAATGAGTACAACCCATGGTTGAATCCACACAAGGAAAAGCGTCCCATCCAGTTAAATTGTTAAGTCGAGTAGATCGAAACCATTCCTGTGCAACTGCAATGTATTCATCTTTGGATACTTCGCGTTGCGGATCCTGAAACCATTGCTGTCTTAATCTTTGAAACAAAGCGTCATTGAGTGGATACAATGTATCAGTTGGTTTGTTTTGCATAGTTAATATTTAATCACTTGTGCTTGCTGATAAAAATTGGTACATCCTCACGGTTTCGAACCGCGGACCCTTTCCGTGTAAAGGAAACGCTCTACCCCTGAGCTAAGGATGCAAACTAACATGGTCGGAGTACAAGGATTCGAACCTTGGACCCCCTGGTCCCAAACCAGGTGCGCTACCGGACTGCGCCACACTCCGAATAAATTGGTGGAGGATACAGGGATCGAACCTGCGACCTATTGCTTGCAAAGCAACCGCTCTCCCAACTGAGCTAATCCCCCAAATACTGGCTCCACAGGGTGGGCTCGAACCACCGACCAAATGATTAACAGTCATCTACTCTACCGACTGAGCTACTGCGGAATATATTTTGTTTGAAATGTATGGAGCGGGAAAGGAGGCTCGAACTCCCGACCTATACCTTGGCAAGGTATCGCTCTACCAACTGAGCTATTCCCGCATACACTTCTACTTATCAATGCAATATTGCTATTACAAAATTTTTGGTTGCCTATCTTGGGAACGATCCAAGGACCCCCGCCTTATCAAGACGGTGCTCTACCACTGAGCTAATAGGCAATAATACCATATAGAAACACACTATCCTCTCAAGTTCCTTGGGACGGGCTGTTCACCGTGCGTAGTATGTTTTTATATGGTAGAAGCAGTGGGACTCGAACCCACAACTATCCGGTTAAAAGCCGGGTACTCTAGCCATTGAGTTATGCTTCCATATGGTCCCTGCGGTCAGGCTCGAACTGACGACCAGCGGATTAAGAGTCCGTTGCGCTACCAACTGCGCCACACAGGGTTGTACGTATCGTTTGATTTTACGTGCCAACCCTAGACCATACGGATGCCTAGAGTGACACTAGAGTTTACCTCGTTTCATGTCATTCTCCAATGTTAAATTAAAAATGCTCGGCGACCCCGGTGGTAATTATACCGCATCAGAAATTTGGTCAGGTTGCCCCAATTAGTCTTTCATCACGCACGGCCTCCACCCACTTCCCGACAGGTTCCGTTCTCGCATTGCCAGCGGCCTTTTGGTAAGAAGACTACCACCCTTGGCTATCACACCACTTCTCATCGTGCGGGTCACACTATCTGCTGATTAGGGCAGAACGTTCTTGGAGCAACGGACAGGATTTGAACCTGTGGTTTTCAGGATTTGCAATCCCGTGCATTGGGCCGCTCTGCCACCGTTGCGTTGCTATACTGAAACACACTGGCTGTTGCTTGTCATTGTCTTTAACTACCTCTCGGTGGCGGTAGACCAATGTATGTAAGGGTGAGATTGAATTTGAGAGCCTACGCCGCTTTTATCGTAGATTTATTCAGGACTTACCGGCCGCCTAGCCTGACCTCGAGCACGATGGATATCACTTGGGTACCTGTCCAGTTAGCAACCATCTGCGCCGATCCCATTCAAGCGATCGGCCGGGAGTTGAACCCGTCCCCTTTTACTAACTTGGTCCTTCGAAGAAACCTCATTAGCGTGACTGTACTTGCTGACACTCTCAAAACTTGGCGCCTCGTAGGGGTTTCGATCCCCTTACCTCGACAGTGACAGTGTCGCGCTCTCCCAATTGAGCTAACGAAGCATAATGGTACACGGTACGGGAATCGAACCCGTCTTACTAACGTGAAAGGCTAGTGTCCTAAACCGATAGACGAACCGTGCATTAAATGGTGGAGATGGATGGATTCGAACCACCGCGCTTTTTAGGGGACAGATTTACAGTCTGTTGCAATCAACCACTCTGCCACATCTCCATATTAAAACATACTACAGGAACTCCACTTACCTCACAGGACCGTCTCCTGCTACTTCCGCTTCGTCATTACAGTTCAGCATACTCCACCGTGTCATACTTGGGTTTCCCCTCAACTTTCATGTGCGTTGCACAGAGCCAGCCCGTCAGCTAGTTATCCTCAGTGCAAGCACCTAGCGGTGCTGACAACCTCTAATACATTTTAATATGGTGCCCCAAAGGAGACTTGAACTCCTACGCCTCTCGGCACTGGCTTCTAAGACCAGCGTGTCTACCAATTCCACCATCGGGGCAATTTGTCACAACAGATTGTTAATGAACTGTATTCGTCTGCATGAGTATGCAGTTGTTCTAGCAACACGATGTTTGCTACAGTTCCACAAGTATAACATCTTTTGCGAAAACGTCAACCTCTGTTTTTATAACCCTACAAGCTGTAAGGTCTTTGTTTTTACTGCACTGGTTGTTGCGTCCACAACCTGCCGCCTGCCGATTCACAGTCGGTTAGGCTTGGCCATCCAATGCAGGTATTAAAGCACTCTACATGGATGAACCCACTTGTCCCCTCGCGGGTAGAGAATGCTTTAATACGTTACCATTTTACCATCTGCGTTTCCACCACAGACTTCTCATCCGGTAAGCCGCCCTCATTATAGCCGATGTTTATAGTGCCAGCAGGGTCGCGTTCCCTATACACACTTTTCATGATCCTAAAAACAAAAAACCCCAGGGTTTTTAAGCCTAGGGTCCTTGGAGTTTGCTGAGTTAATTTGTGTTAACTATGCGAATCTCCTGGACCCTTGGTGCCTGGTAGTGTGCGATCATTACTAATCTCAGTCGCAGACCACAAGGCCACCGGCATAAATGAATATGCTTGGCTATGCTGTTTGCAGTTGAGAACGAATGTCGATTTCATTTTGTTTCTTTTTCCTTTTGATACCTAGCGTACTATACGCTGTGTATGTCTTGTATTGTAGAGATATTTAGCAATGCTGTCAACCTCTATTGTGTTTTATTTAGTCAAATGGCAAAAAATTGCAAATTAACTAATTTTACTTAGATCGCAGTTGGCAAAGTCAAATGTTGTACGGTGTAGCACACGATCAGGCATGCCATCGAACTTCCAACGCTTGTGTATTCCCAACCACTGTTCCGAGATCACTACATCCCCATCCTTCCAGTCATGATGGTAAATGTATTTGTCTTGCAACACATGATCGCGTAAGTCTTGTATTATGCGCTTGCTCATGCTTTCTGTCAACCCCACAAAGTTACGAAATTGCAAAAACGGAAAAAATAGTCCTGTCTTGCGTCCAATGTTGGTATGCACAAGATTTGGTGTGTAGTGTTCGTTGAAGTCTTCTTGCCGACCTTGTTTGGCACCACCAAAGTCAAACTCGCTGTAGCTGTAGCGTTTCCAACCACACACCATACGAAAGTCCGCAAAAGTTTGCTTTTCTTCTTCGCTCAAATCATCGTAGGCCAGGATGTTGTTGGTCCAACTGGTCCTGCTACCTTCGGTACCACGCACACCCAACAACCAAACTAGTGGCTTGCGCTGAGGATCACCTGGCTGATTGCAATGCCAATCAAGATCACTCACGTGACCAAACAAGCCAGGCAGTCCGTGTTCATCTAGTTCACCGGTCACCCGTTCCATTTTGTTACCACTACCTGGTACCAAGATATGATTGTAAGGTGGCACATCTGCCACTGCTGATAAATCTTCTACTGTGCCAAACATTTGTGCCACATGCACTTCGTCTTGTACTGTGAGATGATTTTGGTCGTGAGCAACTACAAGGGTATTGGTTGCTAACAAACAACCAATTTCATTGATATCTTCTTGTGTGGCTGTGGCAAAGTCAAAATCATCCAGGATCACAGTCCAGCCGTTTTCATGCAAGTGATAGTTCATAGTTTTCCCCAGTGTATTTTGAGCCAGGCACGTTCCATGGCATAATGCAATGTTGCTAGAACTATATGGATCACTATTGCATCACCTAGTCCAGTCCAAATTGCTGTGATCAGCAGGGCTGTTATTCTATAACTTACTGTACGGACGATTGTACGGGCATGTGTCTCTGACATTAAATTACTTATATCGTCGGACTAGGATACAAAATATTATAGTTGGTACGAGTAACCGGAGTCGAACCGGTACGCCTAACGGCGGCGGATTTTAAGTCCGCTGGGTCTACCAATTCCCCCATACTCGCAGTAGTTTTTATTCAATTTCTAACCAGGTATGGTCACCCATGTACTTTACTTGTGCCTGGTATTCATAGTCTTCAGGTGCAGAGCTTGACCAGTCATTTGGCCCCATTGGTGTTAAAATATTCTGTTGCTTTCGTTTATCCCAAGCCAACCAGTACACATTGCCCATCACAGGCTGGAATTGATATACTGCGGCATGCACTGCATCAGTGATATCTAATCTACGCTTGATGGCTTGTGCTTGTTTTTCCAGCACAACTACCAGTTCCATGATCCTGTCATACTCTTGCTGGGCATACATCCTGGCATGGTTGATCATGAGATCTTTTTGCTGTGTCACAGGCACAAGGTCAAACTTAGGACCACCTGCTTCTGTTGGGTAAGGTGTGACGTTTCGATTGAAAAACGGAATCATTGCGCCTGTGCTAGTAGAATCATAACTGTCTCTACCCTTGGCAAGGTTTGATTTTTGTTCCATGCATTTACTTATGTCTTGGTCCGGCGCACAGGAATCGAACCCGTATTCGTAAGGTAGAAGCTTACTGTATTATCCGTTATACTAACGCCAGGTGTTTGGTGGGCCGACTGGGATTCTAACCCAGGATCAATGGCTTATGAGGCCACTGCTTTAGGACACTAAGCTATCGGCCCGAGTGTGTATTATATGCTAGGGTTGACTTAGTGTCAACCGCCAGGTCTGGGTGTTGGGAATTGCGGTCTGGTTGTGGCCGCTATGGGCTGTTGTGGTGTCGTGGGTTGTATCGGCTCTGCAGGTTCAGCTGGAACTTCTGCGGCTGCTTTACTTTGTGTTAGCAAAGAGTTGATCATTGATTTGATCTTGGCAGTGGGTACACCTTGTACAATAAGATCTACTGCTTGCATTGTGGCAGCATCAATTGCGTCCTGATCAAAGATACCCTTGGCTGTGGCCACGTTTGTAACAAATTCAGATACCTTGGCTTCGATCTGTTGTTTCTTGGTGCCATCGAGACTAGGAACATCAACTGGGTTTGCTTTGGCTGTTTTGATTGCTTGCTTCTGTGCATCTTTTTCAGCTTTGGCTTTGGCATTTGCACCAAAGGTTGTGGGAATAACACTCAACTGCGGGTATGCACCGCGGTTGGCATCTTTGGCACTTAGATAAATTGTGTCTGTATTCAAACGCATTTTGGCTTTCTTGAGATCATTTGCATCAGAATAAAACACAAAAGCCTTGCTGTTCAGGTTGATACTTAGTACACCAGCATCATCCTTTTTGCTCATGTAGTAGTTGAAACTTGCTTGCGAATACAACTGTAGCACTTCATTGGCATTATTGGCCTTGAAGTTTGACATGATATTTTTAACCATTTTAGCATCTGCTTTTTTGCCGCCAAAGATCAGTGTGACCAGATTTTGAACTTGAGACAGTAGCTTTTCGCCATACTCGCCGTCTTTCATCAATTGATACATGGCCATTGCTTTGTTCATGTTTACACCGTAGGCAGGAACACCTTTAGGAAACAATTCTTTGAACCAGGATTGCTTGCTGAATCCAACTACAAAACGGTTGAGTGCAGTGGCAGCGGCTTCGTAGCCTTCTGCCGGACGTACTTCTTGATCTGAGAAACGTGCGGCGCCGCCGTGTGTTGTTTTAACTTCAACTTTGATCCACTTGTTGTCCAGTTTGACCAACAAGTCGCCTTTGGCTTCTTCTTTGTCGCCATCGCCGTCAACATCAGTTGTTTGGTTCTGTACAAAGTTCCCGGGCTTACTCACGCTCTTGCTTAGTACGTTTAGACCAAACTCGCCCTTGCCTTGGCCCAGGGCTTGTTCTTCCATCACATCATCCACAAGCTCTTTGATGGCAGGATTACTGTCATAACCATTGAAGATGTCACTGAAGGTGTGTGAGTTTTTACTCAATAGTTTATCAATGTTTACAAGTTTGTCTGCGGCCCACAGGCTGAACAACTCATCGCGATCTTTGGGCGACACTTCCATGCTGGCCAAATACTGTGCCAGTTTCTTTTGGCTTGCCATCACAGCAGGATCATTGATCTTTTGTAAACGCCCTTTGATCATGCCCATGCGTCCTCCAGCATTCACGTGCTGTAGTAGTTCTTCAATTTCACGCAGAGTTTTTGCAGTAGCATCATCATCTGGCAACAACTTAATTTTGCCAGCAATGATGCTTTTCATTGAGTCCAACTCTGGAGTGGTTAGCTGATCTAGGTTTTCAAATAGTTCTAAGTATCGCATGTTTACTCGTAATAAGAGTATTTATGCATCAGTGATCAATCCGGTACAGAGCTTTGTCCAGCCAGGTATACAGTGCATCTTGTTGGCGCACAAGGCCAAATTGCCGTATGCTTTGCACCAGGCTGTCGTGCAATAGCCCACGATCTGCCAGTTCAAACCAGCTGGTTGTGGCAGGGTCTAGCAATTCATCGCTGACCTTGAACACAGCGGCATGTAACCACGGATCATCTATTGCTTTGCGGAAATACGCATCTTTGACATCAAATCCATTGATGGCCAGCATGTACACCAGGTTAAGAAACGTGTGGTTATAGTACTGATAATTCTGTGCCACACTTTGCCATTTACCGTACACATGATGTGTGAGCACAGGAATACCCAGGTACAACATGCCGTTGGTGTTCATCTGTTGGTTGAACACTCCTAGGGTTTTGAGTGGGTTGATTGCATATTGAAACGCATCGTGACACCAGATAACATCCACGGGTGTTGGCAAGCATGGCTTTTCAAAGTCACGCTGTATATAGGTAAAGTTCTTGGGCGGCTCAAAGTCTATTGTGAGTGGCAGTCGATCCACAGCATAACACTTTAGATCAAGTGATTCACGTGGTTCATCACGTGTGGTAGCATTGGCCCACCATAGTGTGTCCAAGCATTGTCCTGCGCCCATGTCGGCCACAGAGCTGATACTTTCCATGAATGTATCATGCTCTCTAAGCAATCCGAGCACATACATACTATGGTCATGACTTTGATGTGCGTTGTTAAACTGAGACATCTTCCATTCCGGCTGTGCGTAGTCGTACCACATGACCCAGCATGAAGTTTTTGCTTTCTAGCCCTTTTAAGATACCTAGCCAACGATTGCGTAGCAGTGCCACTTCGTTGATGATGGTTTCAAAGTCAATCACTTCGTCTTCTCCATCCACATACTTTTCAGCATCACGTGATGTCAGCGCACGAGCATAGGTTTCTAGATATTTTTGAAAGTGTTTTCTACGTATTTTCCGCAACTGAATATTGAGGAATTCCAGCACCGCTTCAATCTCTTGTAGCTGATTGAAACGATGCTCGGTTAGTCCGGGCAAATCCGTTAGGCTACGTTCAACTCTACCATGCACAGACACATCTTTTTTTGCAATAAAAAGTTCTGCTTCGTAGTAGTCGATAAATCCTGGAATGTTGCTTAAATCTTGGACTACCTTGTTATACCACATTTAGTCTTCTTCGCCGTCGTCAAAGTTATCCTCGTCCACTTCTTCGTCGTCCTCGAAGTAGTCGGCACAGGCTCGTTGTAGATAGCTATCGCACCCTGCAAAGACTTTGAGATCTTTTTCAGAGATGCCATCGCTATCACTCAAAATACTAAACACATGGTCAGCAACTGCCTGACGATCTTTTGAGCTAATGTATTCTTTCATTACCCCATAGGTTTCGCATAAAACTTCTACATCAATCATTCTACTGGTTCCTCTTCAGTTGGTTGGGCAGTGGCTACTACATGATGAGGATTGTCAACAAAGTCTTTCATTACTTTGTCCAAACACTCGTCATCGTTGCGTTCCCAGGCTTTACGGAACTTCTTGATCACTGTTCCATCAGCTAGTGTATATAGCAAACTGTTGCCTTCCTTCTTAAGAAGTTCCTTGCCTTCCAACATGTCTGTCATGCCTGAATATGGGCTCATGCCTGACTCATACGGAATCTTGACTTGTACTGATTCAAAAGGTTTGGCATAGCGAGTCTTCATGACCTTGCAAGCGGCACGAATACCTTTTACTTCTGAAATCTTGTTGCCGTCTTCATCTTCTTTCAGTTTCAATTTACGCATGGCAACCACGATTGAGCTGGCGTAGATAAAGCCTTGACCGCCTGAGATCTTGTCATCAGGGTCAAACATGTCCTGGCTTGCATAGGTGTGTGCTGTACATACCAGGCCTAGATTCAAGTTACCAAACATGTTCACGCAATTACGAACCAATGCGGCCAGTGCTTTGGGTTTACGACCCATGTCGCCTTTCATGTCGCCTGCTTCAAACTGGTTGACGTCTGTGGGTGTGAGCAACATGCCCAATGAGTCAACCACAAACAGGACCTTGGGACGTTCTGCCTCTGGCATGGTTTTGTATTCTTTGACAAATTCGCTAACCATCTTGGCCACATCATCAATCATGGCCATGTTCAATTTGAGAAGTTTATCTTCACTTGTGTCTACACCAAGTGCGTGTAACCATTTCTCGTCGAGAGCATTTTCGCTATCAATGAGGATTGGATAGATACCTTGTTTTTGTGCATTGGCAATCAAGTTGCCCGAACAGATAAAACTTTTACCTGCGCCCGATTCACCTGCAAACACAGTGACCTTGCCCATCGGAATGCCTTTATCAAATGCACCCGAGATAAGATAGTTTAATGTGTAGTTGCCTGTTGAGATCCATGTGTCCGGATCATGGAAGCCGACAGAGATACCGTCAATGCTTTTTGTAATGCTTTTTCTAAATTTGCTTAGGTCAAATGGTTTTGCCATGATAGTTTCCTTTGTTGTATTATGTTACATTGCGATGTGCATGTCAACTGATCTGTTTCTCGTAAGTACGAGTCGATAGTGTTCTAGCTTTGACTCAAGGTCACGAATGTTTCCCAAGTTTAACCAACGCCCGGGCGGTTGGTCTAATCCTTGTTGCTTGCACCAATCAACATAGTGATTGGGTGCTGTGTAGTTGATTGGACGCTTGAGGCTGATTTCAATTTCAACTGGTAGATTAACAAAGTCGTTGGTGTCTGCTGGATCTAGATTATCATCAAAGTACAACCATTTGTTAAACGTGTTGCGGCCCAGGTCATTGAACACTATTTGTACATTTGCAATGTCATGCGTGAGAGCATTGATAAAAGGGTTTGGTACCTGGTGTACTTCCCCGTTGTCTGTGCTGGCCCAAACTTGATGAAACATCTGCTCAATGCTGTGCAGTATCTGGTTAATGCCGCGAAATTGATTGATCAAGTCAGGCTGTTTGGCTCTCAATAACTGTATGATCTTTGGTGTGGATATGTGAAACTTTACCCAGGCACGATGCAGTTCATTCAGGTATTGTTGATCGTACGGATTGCCTACTGCAAATGCAGGTGCAATTTTATGTTCTGTGACAAATCGATTGATATCTTCTAGCGCCCATATCAGTCTTGTGGCTTTTTCTGTTTCAATTGCAGACTCTGTACAAACAAAATTGTTGTACGGAGCAATAGCATCTACATAGTATTCAGCAAGTTCTTGATTGGAAGGCGTGACTTCAATTTCATCACCACTTGATAACCAAATTAGTTTCATAAAAAGATGTGGGCGAGTGAGCCTACCAGTTTATCGATCTGGCGCTCGATATCTTCTCGCCCACGGTTCCGTTTAAGACTTCTGACGGTTACGGATCATGGCCAGGATATCCTCTGCGCGAGCATTGGATGGCTTGGCCGCAACTGGTGCCGTTGCTTCAGCTGGCTCATCCACGTCAAATGGAGGAGTATCGTCAACTGGAGCAGGTGCTGCCTTGGCAACCGGAGCTGCCTTAGGAGCATCGTCGTGACCTGCGGCAGGTGCATTACCACCTGTGAAGCCGCTAGGCTTGAAGTAAGCACTCCAACGATCTGGATCATAGGCTTGGCCATCAACAGATGCTTCAAACATCTCTTTAATAACCTTTAACTCTACATCACTTGGCTTCTTGGGCAAGAAGTCGCTCAAGTTAAACAAACCATGTGCATCAACTGCGGCTTGTTCTTCACTGGTAAGTGAAGATTCTTTACGTGCCCAGTTGCTGGTGCTGTAGTCAGCATAACCACCTTTGCTGGTTCTCTTAACTGTGAAGTCAAGACCAGCTGTGTAGTCAGTTGGCATGGATTCCATGTCTGGATCCATTAGCGCATTACGAACCAGGTTAAAGATCTGTGGAGAGATCACAAAACGACGGATTGGATTCTCTGGAGTCTTGTCATCACCAAGTGGGTTCTCACGAACGAAACCTTGGAACAAATAACTCTTCTTCTTCCAGTACTTACGACCCATTTCCTCAAGGCTCTTGTCCTTGAACCATGTACGAACTTCTGCTAGCACAGGGCAAGCATCGCCATACATTTCCACGCAAGGTACTTGCACAATAACAGGCTTGCTGTCTGCTTGGCCTTTTACGCCAGCAAATGGCAAACGAATCATTAGTCGCTCGACCCAGAAAAAGTCATTTTTGGAATTACCGTCTGGTAGAAAACGGATTTTTGCTGTGGAACCTTCTGCAATGTTCCAGTGTGGATAGATAGCGTTGTCGCCACCTTGTGATTGACCGCCTTTGCGGTTTTCTTGCGCTTGTAGTTTAGCGCGGATGTCTGCGAGAGATGTAGCCATGATAGTTTCCTTTATAAGTTTAAGATGGTCTTTAATGTGCCTAGATATTTACTAGCACCCTGCTAGTATATAACAAATTTATTTATCAATGCAAGAGAAAAGGCGCAAAAAAAGCGCCTTTGGATGATTTAGTTCGAATTGCTTACTTTATGAGCAAGCCTGCGATTCGAAGCATCTGTACCAGCTCTGCGTCTTCACTTACCACGCCACCACTGGCTTGTCCAGCAGGCTGATCGGCTGCTGTGGGCATTGGTGCAGGAGCAGGAGGCATTTGTGGTTGTGCAGGTGGTGCGTCCAATTCTTCGTTGCCAAATCCTAACTGTTGATAAATGCCGGGCCAGTTGTCTTTGAGCCATTCTTTGATGGCTGGAACAGCATCTGCTTCTTCACCCAGGTCGTCAGCCAAGGCGCTCAACGTATCAAACAATTCATCATCAGCGAGAATCTCACCCAGCGTAGCAGTTACATTGGTACCGTCCATGCCAAACGGAATTGGTTGCGACAACATTTGTTGTAGTGCTTGCAGTTCTTCTGGAGTCTTGGGTATTGCGCCTGTACCTTCGTCAATGAGATCTGAACCTGCATCCAGTTCTTCATTGACGTGGTATTCTGATTCAATACGTAAGTTTGAGTTTTCTCTTATGTTGCGTAGGTCGCGAATGTAGTGTGTGGCAAGCTGTATCGCTATTGTTCTATTTTGTTCTTGACTGTCGTCTTCGGTAATGGTATCGTAGTTTTTTGCCCAGTATGATGCGAATTGTGCAACCTCTGGCATGGTAACAGCACGGCTAGCAATATCTTCTAGTACTGTCTTAACCAAGCTGTTTGTATCTTGGAATCTGAGCATTTTCATGTATTCGTCCATGCCTTCATTGACTGCTAGTGTTAGATCAGCTTGTCCTTCCAGGATGTTACTTACAATTTCAATTTGTTTTTGTTTGCTTTGCTCTTGTAGCTTGTATGCCTTGTACACATGCGGCAGTGCCGCTGTCATACGGTCATCAAAAATTTTCTTGACAAAACGTTCTTTGAGATCGTTCATGTCCATTTCATCTAGTTGTGTTGTTTGTGGTTCAAATGATTCCACAAACTGATTGTATGTTCTTGCACCCTTCAAGGAATTCAACTGGTGGTGCATTTGATTGTAGTGTGCTGCCGCGGCTTCAACCATGGTCTTGGTCATGTTGTCTTCGAACACCCTGCGGCGCATGCCACGTACAAATGTACCCAGTTCAGCCATTTCACGCACCATCTCATTGATGTGTGCGCCAACTTGATCGTAAGGGTTACCACCTTCGGCAATGTGGCGTGCCATTGCTCTGGCGCCGCCCAGCTTGTTGTGTTCCAGCTTGAAACGTTCACCTTGTGCATTTTCAACATAGATAGCATTGATATGTCTGGCACGTGAACCACGAACTTCTGAGTTGATGCTTTCGGTATGTATAATGCGAATACGTGCTGTGCCAATGTTTTCAAAACTTGTTTTGGGTGTGCCGTACAAGCGACTTTCTGTCACTGCCACGTCATTTGAGTTGTATGTAGAATCTGCTTTGCTCACTTGCTGTATGTCCTTGAGGTTTAGGTTACTGCGACTGATGTCGCGAGTGTCAAAGCTCATCAAGTTACGACGAGCAAATTTACGCATTTCGTATAAGAATTGGTACCACTCTTTGAGTTGTTCTGGATCTAGCTTTTCGCTGATGTTTTTGCTAAAGTAGATCTTGAGACTGTCAGCATCAATTATGCTGATGGTGATGTTGCCAAAACTTTCGCCATCTGAGCTTTTGTAGTCAAAGTTGAAAAAACGTGCATCTTCGGGTTTTACTGTGGATTCGGCTTTGTCGTCACCCAGGCTCACATCCTCAAATCTGCTACGGATTTTTTCAAATAGTGCGTCTGCTACTTTGTTAATTTCTTGTGCCATGTGTGTATTTAGCTTTTTGGTGTTAACCAAGTATATGTGCTGTAGCGAGTTTTTTGCACGGGCTGGGGAAAGCCGTGGCGTTGGCCGCTGTTTACCAATAGGTATCCGCTGTTTTTTCTATAGGGCACAGTAAAAATCAACTTTGAATGGTTACTGTAAAACTGTGTGCCAAGTCCTTCTGCTGTGTCTAAGTACACTTGCAAGCTGGCAAAAACGCCTGGATCATCTTGATGTATACCTGTAATAAATCCTGGCAGATCAATCCAATGCACAGTATCTAGTGCCTGGCGTTTGTAGTAACCCAATTGATGTATTAGAGTGTAGTCAACTGACTGCTGTAGCTGATTCCAGCAACTTTGTTTAGGGAACAGTTTGTAATTTTTGCGAAACGCCCAATGTTCTTGCAATGCCACACTTTTGGTCGGCACATGCGACAAATCTTCTGCCAAGAACTGGCCCAGCAATTCTATGTCATACACTTGGTCTACCAGGTATAACCCAGGCACTTCAGTAACTGGAGTAATTGTCATATCATAATAAAGGGCATGGGTTCAACAAAGTCGTCCAGAGTGTCTCGTACAGACTTGTCCAGGTTGGCATCAAACTCTTTAAGTAACTGTAGCATACGCACCGCTAACAGCATACTCATGACCAAATCATCAGTCTCACCCTGTTTTGCCGCATAACTTACACCATGGGCAACAAAGGTTTTCATTTCAGATATCAAGTTCTTGCTGGCTACTTTGAGCTTTTTGGTTTCAATCAACTGCTTGAACTTGGCGCAGGCAGCGAGCTTGGTTTTGTTGCTGGTGTTAAAGCCCTTGCGATAGATATTGCTTGAGCCGGCCCGGCGCGGCTCACTGAGGAAAATGCCCGGAATATTTTCTTCTCCAACTTCAGCAATGGCAACCAGTGCGGCTTCGCCCAGTGTGTTATTTTCTACAGAATAGTACACATCGTTGTTGTTACCAATGACATCCACGATGTATGTGGTAATTTCGCGCAGGATACGTACTTGTGCTTGCACAGGTGTTTTGTTGTGCTGCCATTCTCCTACCTGCATCAGGCTAGGAAGTTCAATGATTTGAATCGCACTTGGATCTCCGCCTGTGCCTAGACTGGGATCCAGTGCCACAATGTAGGTGCAGTCTTTTTGTGGCTTTTTGTACCAACGCACTTGCCCTTGCTTTTCCAATGGCTCAATGCCGGCCATTTCTAATAGATGAATAGAGTTGATCAAGGTTTCGTCAAAGATCAAGAATTCGCATTCCATCTCGCGGCGGAAACGTTCTTCGCCCAGCTGGCTACGCATGCCGATGGCCCAAGCATCATCACGATCCGGATGCTCTTGCCATGCACTACGATAGCTCTTGAATCCGTTTGTGCCCACTTCGGTTTCGTTGCCAAACTCGTCCACACACTTGTTGGCCTGGCGCCAGATTTGGGCAAATTGATCCTCGTCCGAATTAGGAGTTGATGTTATAATACACTTACCACCTGTAGATAATGTAGGTGCAATGGCTGTCCAGAACTCTGTTGCAATGCTGGGCCTAACGAATGCAAATTCGTCCATGTACAACAGTGAAATACTCATACCACGACCAGTATTTTCTGTAGTAGTTTGCGCCACAATGCGGCTTCCGTTGTCAAAATCAATTGAGCCCTTGTTGTAACTGACTACTCCGGCACGTATGAAGTCAGGACAATTTTCGTAAGCATATCGCACACGTTGCATGATTTCTTGGGCACCCAGATATTTGTGAGCCGCTACTAGGATAGTACTATCGGGCATGAACATTGCGTACCACAATAAATATCCTGCGGCACTGGTACTTTTGCCTGTTTGTCGTGGCATTAAACTAATGCTGTATCTATAATTGTGGTAAGTATCAATGAGACGCTTTTGATAGTCCCAGGGATGATATTGCATACTGCCCTTGGTTGGGTGCTGTATGTAAAAGTAGTTGTCCATGAAATATTGCGGACCTGTCACGGGATGGGCGCACTTGGCTATTTCAAGGATTTGCTGTTCGGTAAAGCTCTCTTGTTGGTGAGCTTTTTTTACAATAACTGATTCTAGTGTCGACATAATAAGTATTTAACATGAACTGCCTTCTTCTAAACTCTAATTACGAGCCTATTTCAATCCTTCCATTGAGCATCATCAACTGGCAACATGCTATCAAGCTGATGTTTTTGGATAGAATTACTGTGCTTGAAGAATACGAGAACCACGTTGCTCGTAGTGCCAGCTTGACTATTCATTACCCTGCGGTTGCTGTGACCAAAAACTACTTCAACAACAAGAAGGGTGTGCGTTTTAGCCGTGCTAACTTGTACCTACGTGACTTGTACCAGTGCCAATACTGCGGTGACACATTTGACAACAACGAGCTGACTATCGACCACATGATCCCAAAAGCATCAGGTGGTAAGGTCAACTGGGAAAATGCTGTTACTGCTTGCAAGACATGCAATCATAAAAAAGGCACCAAGCTATGGAAGCCTATGAACATGCCCTACAAGCCTGACTACTACCAATTGGTCAACAAGTGGAAGGGTCGTCCTGTGCATATCCAGCATTCAAGTTGGTACCAGTATCTAGGCATTGAGGACAAGCAACAGGCCATGGGATGATCAATGACTAAAAAAATAATGGTTTTTATACCAACCACTATTTCATCGGAAATTCATACGCCAGTTATTCAGTACATGTTTCAACTGGCGTATGATATAGAAGGCAAATACCCTGACAAACTTGAATGGTTGCCAGCATACATATGGCAACCTAACAAAACACAAATTTGGCAGGCATTTGTAGATTCAAAACCAGACATCGTATGTCTAAGTATGTACCTATGGTCGGCCGAAATCCTGCACTATCTAGCAAAACGTATTCGTGAAGAATCGCCCGAGACTGTTATACTACTAGGCGGACCAGAGGTTGACTGGAAGGATCCAACAGGATTTTCTAACAAATATCCGTACTATGACTACATCTGTTATGGTGACGGTGAGCAAACATTTATTGATCTAATAGATGCTATATTTGATAACAAGACTACCACGCTAGACTTGTTGAATATTAAAAATTTAATCTTCAAAGACACAAAAGGAAAAGTGCATAATACGCCTCACCAATTGTACAAGGGCAAAGTATACACACACCACAGCCCTTGGATCCATTGCAAGGAAACATTTGTAAGAGATTGCAACGAAATAAAAGCCAGGACCGGCAATGCACCGATTGTGGCATGGGAAAGTGATAGAGGATGTCCTTATGATTGTAGCTTCTGTGACTGGGAGTCAGGCTTGCACCATAAGGTAATTGCAAAAAAATATGACCACCATGATGAAATTGAACTATTTGCTGAGCAAAGTTGTAAAATTTCATTTAATAATGCCAACTTTGGAATTTACGAAAAAGACTTAAAAAGCATTGAGCATATTTGGAAATTGCAAAAAGCCGGAAGAATCCCACGAGCTACAGAACCAAGCTGGGCAAAATTACATAAAGATAGAGTACACGCAATTTATCGCATGAGGGGAGATATATTCGGAGAGATAGAATGCAAGGTACCGTTACAATCAATAACTCCCCAAGTGTTGGAGAACATTGATCGACCAGCGATTCCTTGGACCGAATATAAAAAAATGTTAATAGATCTAAAGAAAGATTATACATTAAAATTCCTTCCTGTACTAATGACAGGCTTGCCAGGCGAAACTAGAGAATCGTGGGATCAAATGTTAATTGAGTTCACAGACCTAGCTCCACTTTGGAGCATGAATGCTTCACCGTGGCACATGCTACCAACATCTCCTGGTGCGGATGCAGAGTATATTAAGAAGCACAAAATAAAAGTCACCCCAACTATTTTCCCAATGTACGATACAAGCGTCAGGCCTGACTTAGACTGGACTGGGTATACTGATGAGATGATTACAGAACGAATGTTACACTCAATCGAAAACGATGAGTTACCAATATCTTATCGTAGTGATGTTATCTGGGAGCACTACTCAGCTGGGTTAGAGGAAAATTTGTACATGCAATATGCCGTACTAGCACTAACAAGCCTAACTAGAGTTCGTAACGAAACTAAGTTTTTGAAAAAAAATTATAATTCTCTTAGGCCTCACATGTGGGATCGAGCCCAGCGTGATGGTGAGAAATTTAGAAAGTTACTAGACAAATATGGTGTAATGCCCTTTTATGTGCTAGCCGACAACAAACTTTACAATTCAACAACACTTGTAAACACAATTAAGATTCGTGACTTTATAAACTTATCGGCCAAACCATAAAGCAAACCACGCAGGGGTACCTGGTTTGATATTATTCTCTTTCATGTAAAGAGCTTTGTTATTTTGTGGATTATCTTTTTGCCATGCCACTAGCTGTGAGTAGTCACGTTTGGGTTCTTCGCCTCGCGCAATTTGGAAAATAGGATCATTAGGATCCAGCACAGCATCCTCTTCACCTGTTTCGTTTTCAGATAAGCCAAAGTCTGACCTAGTAAAAACACGTTGCTTCATTAGTGTTGTCCGTAAGGATTTACAGGAAGATCATATCCAGTTGGTTCAGGATATACCAAGTACTTTTCTTCCTTGCCTAAAAACTTTGATTCTTTAGATAAAGGCTCTGGGCGCTTACGAGCGTCAGGCAATGGGCCGCATCCTAGGCGATCCCATTCACTTTCAGCATAGTAGTAAAAGTCCGGCTTGTTCATTCAGCGGTGCCTTTGCACTTGGCACGTTTGGCATTGGTCAATGCACCGTAGTCCACAGGCCAAATTTGACCGCCTGGTACTTCTTTGGCGTTGGCAGGGAATGCAAATGCCACACCTGATGCTTTTTCAACAGCGTCTAAACTAACACGCATGGGGACTAGATCGTTGCCTTGACCACCTTCGTGCTTGAAAGCAAAAGCCATGACTTCACCTGTGACAGTGTCTGTTACAATTTTATAAAACATGTGCGGTACTACAACTTTGTTATCGCCAATGGTTTTGTCACCAGCGCCATATATAGCTCCAACGTACACCACAAGGGTGTGTCCGCGTTGTACTGCCCATCCACGGGTTGCAGTCTCCAGTAACTTCCAAATGCCACGATTGAAACCAGGAAGTTGTGGGTACATGTTTGTTAACAAAAAACTTTCTTTCTCCGCACGGTCATCGAAACTCATGTCGCCGTTAGGAGCCACGTGACCAATGTCATAACCTGACTTGGCATAGTCGCTCAACTCAGCACGTTGCCCTTTAGGAATGCTTTGGTCTGGTGCAAAACCATTTGAACGTGCCACGCAACCTAGTGCGTTTTGTGGTGTTAGTGTGTAACTGACCCAGACTGGAATACGTGCAGCCGGATCATTTAGTGTGAGGTAAGCATGGCGGCAGATTGCCACGCCAGGCTTTTTGGTTTGTGGGAAACCGTAGGGTGCTTGTGCTTGACACTGAGCAGGTGCTTTTGGCGGCCATTGTTCCCAGGCTTGGGCCGCGGTCGCGAATAATGTGATTGCTAAAATCGATAGTAACTTCTTCATTGAAACTCTCCGTTATCGATTATTTAGCCTTGATTTGTGCTTCAATCCATTTTGATTTAGGTAAAATTTTAACCACACTTGGATCGTTGTGCATCATTGTTCCGGACTCTGGGCACATACTGCACACTGATTCAGCTCGTGTTACGTTATAGAAAAACTTAGTAAGGTCGTCAGTTGGTCGGTAAGGAACATACTCTGGCCATTTGGTTGTAAAGTCTGACTCAGTGTCTTTGAGATTTGGGTAAGGTATGCACTTCCATAACAGATTTTTGTATATAAACACCAGCTCAGGACTCACACAACGTTTTTGTGCTTTGACTGGGTCGCTGGCAAAAGGTGCTTTGTTTCCGTATTCATCAAATGTATAAGGAACGATATATTCTTCGTTTTGACTAACTGCAATACTAAGTCCAGAGTCGTGTATAAAATTAAACTTAAATTCAATTCCTTCTCCGGGTTGTAATCCTGCTTCTCCTATAGGGCGAGTGTTTGGTTTCCACCCAGTATACATTTCCATAAAGTCTGAGATCAACCCTTTGAAAAATCGTCCTTCTTTGTCGTCCTTGTGCAGGCTCACTCGCACTTCCAATGGCTGTACTTCTGTTATCCAATCTGTATCCATTATACGGCGTAGCAATAGTCCATTGGTAGGAATACTAATACGTGCGTTAGGCCAGTGCTTGCGAACTTGTCTAGTGATGTCTTTGATACGCGGGTGCATGAGTGGTTCACCGCCAAATATCATTACCCATTCTGGCTCGAGTACTTTGCTCCATTCTTCAATTGACTGTACTACTTCGTCATAGTCCTGTACACCGTCGCGTGGAATGTCGCTCACAGTCACACAGCCCTTGCAACTCATGTTGCAACTGTATGATACCTGTAGTAACATTTTGAAAAATTGATAACGTTTCATGAAAAAGCCCTTGAGTAATTACTTATCAAGGGCTTTGTTTGGCAGTAGTTTTGAATTACCTGGATTTCATTGCATCATATAATTTGAACAACTTGTCTTCTTTCATTGACATTGGATTGTCGCCACCTCTGTAGTTGTGCTTGTACATGGACTTTGGTTTGTTCAAGTCATTGCCTTGTTGCATGATAGCACGAGTTGATCCGTTTTGAACATTAGGTTCATTGGCATATTCTTCGTCAACTTCTTGGCCACCTGGGCGACCAATAACCACATCAATGTGTTTCTGCTGTGGTTGAGACTGTGCGCCACCCATACCAGCCATGCGTAGCATAGATGCTAGTTCTTCGGCAGCTTCACCATCGGCTGTTACAGTAACAGTCTTACGACCAGTCTTGGTATCCATGCTAGTATTGATGCTCATTCCAGACTCTGCTTCTTCAGTGCCCACCATACCGCCCATTGGGGGCATGCCACATTCTTCAAGTTCTTCTTTTTTGTTACTAACTGGATTCTTTTTCTTGAAGGACGGATAAGGTGCTGTCTGCGTGAATGCGTTGGAGGTTTTAGCTGGCTTCCACTTGTCGCCAATGGCTTTTTTCATTGGCTCTTCTTTATCATCGTCTTTGTCAACATCCAAGAAGTCTGGCTTTTCTTCGCCTTCATACATCATGCCGCCGCATTCAACCATGCCGTGTTCCGGACACATTTGGCCTTCTGCTGTCATGTTGCAACTTGATTCCATTTGTTGTTTGCCACCGATACCTGCCAATGCGGCAAGTTCGTCTAGATCTTTATGACCTACTTTTGTTTCGTTGATTTCTACGTCGCCACTTTGAATAGCGTCATGGAAGTGATCAGCCACCCATTCATATGGATCTCCGTCACGTGCTTTCTTCACACCATATGGCATGTCATCAAAGTAGTAGTCATACAATGCTTCAAACAGGTCTTGATCAAAATCGCCACCTTCTGCAAACTCACGTACTTCTTTACCAAACTTACGCACAATAGATTGTAATGTGCTTTCAGTTAACACTGCTTCTTCTAACTGTCCGGCCTTTTTCATTTTCTGAAATTGTGCGCCGGCGATTCGTTGGCCCTTTTCACCGCCGCCCGCTTTTTTTGCGAGTGCCTTGAATCCTGTGGTAGCATTGTTGTGCTTGCCCATATCTTTTTCGATAATGAACAATGCTTCAATTTCTGCCATGGTATCTTCTACGTATGTTTCTAGATTGATTGCTTCTGTTACACGGGCACCTTTGTGTTTCCATGCTTTGCTTGTTGTACGCTCTGGTGCTTTGGCTTTAGCAGGACGACCTTTTTTCTTAGGACCGTCGCTTGTGCTTTTTTCTTCGCCATCATCGTCACCACTGTCAAATGTTTCTGGCTTGCGTGTGTAGCGTGTGCCTGTTGATGTTTTTTGTACATCAAACTTACCTGTGCCTTGTTCAGAACGGTCTTTGACAGACTTCATCATGTCGTCCCACCCTTCGTCAACAATTCCGCCATGATGCTTGCGGCAGGTGCAAGCTGCCATCTTGACATCATCAGTTAGTGTGTCGTCGTGTGTAGCGTCAAGATTGTCAATGATATATTTCATTGCTGGTTTGAATTCTGACTTTGGATCCCAACCACGCTTACGCATCCACTTACGAACTGTGTGTGCGGCTGCATCATACTCACTGTGCTCTTCATCAGATACCCGACGTGTGCCCGGTAATGATGAATGTGCATTATTCTCGTCGTACTGTTCTTCACGCATTCCGCCTTCGCCAAACTGCACACTATCGCCTGCAGAGAATTGAATACCAGCCAGACGCTTTGGCAACTTACCTTTGGCAATAATAAAATCCAATTCTTTATCAGTTGGACCTGCTTGCTCAAGCTCTTGGGCTAGATCTTGCATGGCATCATTTTCCCACATGTCTTCACCATACAACGCGGCAATAGCATCTAATACTTTATCAAAATCAATTGCCTCATTCATACCTAGTCGTGCTTTGGCTTTGGCCAAACCTGCGGCACCGGTTGGGCTCTTGCTGGCTTCGTCGTCTAGGTCTTGTTGTGATGTCTTCCAGCTGTCGTCGCCAGGAGCGGCTTTGGCTTTGCGTTGGAAAGCAGGAACATCACTCTTGTTAGGGCCGTCTTGGTATTCACCTTCGTTGACGTCGTCTTTGTATTTGTTGTACTTGTCTCTGACCTTGTCAAGGTCTTTGCCTTCTTTACCTGCCTTAGCTAATGCTTGCATGCCTTCTTTGCCATACTTTTCATAACCTTTGGCAGCACGACTCATTGTGTGCTCTTCAGCTTCTTTAACAGGATAAGTTTTACCATCAACACTAAAACTGTCTTTGTGCTGAGCTTTGGCTTTGGCTAATTCACCTGAGAATTCGTTGCCTTCTTTTTCTTTGGTTTTGCCGGCACGTAGTGCGGCTAGGTCATTGGCATCAATCTTGCCATTGTCATTTTTGTCCAGCTTTTTCTGTTTAGGAGCCAGCATGTCTTCGTCGACTTCTTTTGTTTCAGCCAGCTTTTGTGCCAGGCGGTCTTTCAGTGAAAGTGGATTGGTGGCAACAACTGCGCTTTCGTTCAGTTGTTTGAGAATATTCTGTTGCTTGGGAGGCTGTGGTTCCAGCGAGGCTAACTTGCCAAGAATACTGTAAATGTTGTCATGCTTACTCATGTTTATTTTCCTCGTGGGTTTATCTTGTGTTTGGGCTTGCTCACAGGACTAGTATTGTTTTGTGTAGCATCAGCTTTGGGGGCTGTCTCTTTGTGCAGAGACTTGGCCAGGATTTGGTCATTCACGCCAGTTTGTTGTGTTGGCTCTGTGCGGTCAGCAATCAATTGCTTTAGCAAACTTTCTTTGCGCTTGGTGCCAACATGTTCCTGGGCGCCTGGTTGATCTTTTAATTCGTCGTTGCCAATGTTAACTGACATATCGCCGCTGGTCTCGTCAGTGACCATATCGTCTTCCATCACTCCACGCACTACAATCTGCTGTTCAGGAATACCACTACAACGATGTATGCAAGAACGTACACCTTCATTGGTAGTTGGGTAATTTAGTTTGATTTCAAACTGTTCTCGTGCAACCGGACCTAGCGCCGCAAATTCATTGCAGTGAGTCACTGGTTGACTTTTTGGCTTCGTGATATCAGCTAGATCAAATGCTTTGAGTCCAAGCTCAATTTTGTCTAGTAAATCTGAAGTCAAATCGCAGTTGGCTATACGCACACGAAAATCGTATGTGCGCTTGCTTTCTGTAAGATATGCCTTAAATGCTTTCATGTCCGGATCCTATTGCAGTATTTATTCGTTTGCAGGTTTTTTAGCCTGCCCTTGGAGTATCTCTCGTAGCAGGGTATTGCGGTCCACAACCACACCTTGCCCGTCTACAGGAACTTCAGCAGTGCCTTCTTTGCGTGATACTTGATCAATCCGTAGCTTTTTAAGCTGTAGATCTACCATGCGTAGTTTTTTGTCTAGCTTTGCCTGTTTGGCTGTAATAGCATGTCCTAGCAACACGCCGGCAGTTTGGAAAATAGCACCGGCATAACGAGCTTCTACATTCATGCCCAAATCCATTAGGTCATTGAACTTGTCTGTGGCCATGGTTGCTAGTTCGTCCATTTCGCCATCTGCAACTTCTAGATCACGCACACCAGGCAAAGCCGCATCAATCTTGTCAATTGCATCATTGATATCGTTTATATGCTCCATGTGAGAATGTATATCTTCCTGATTGTCAGGTGTTATCTCCAGAGAGGGCAGATCAAACAGTTGTTCTAATTTCTTAGTCATGCTGATATTTACCGCTTTTTACCTTGGTGGAAAATCTCATTCTCCGTAACCACTCGAAATTTTAATCCTTGGTTGCGGCACCATGCTGTGGCGGCCTGCCATTTGGCCATATTGAGTGCCACGTATGCTCTGTCACGTGGACTACGTGCGGCTTCAAGAGTTGTTTCAGTTGACGGCTTGACTTCAATTACTTCAGCCAGCTTTTGGCCTTTGTTGTTTACATAAATGATCAAGAAGTCTGGAACATACACTGTGTTTTTGCCTGTGAACGGATTACGATAGGGAATGTTAATTGCTTCACTGGCCCATTGCAGGATGGACGGATTGTTATCGCAAAATTGCATGAACGAAAATTCCCAGCCAGATCGATATGTGGGAGCACCTTTGCCTATATACTTGCCCGGGTTTTTGACCTGAAACTTGCCCTGTGCATAGTTACGTGCCATTTTATGCCAGTACGCTTCTTTGTACAAAGATGTTGATGCCAGGAGTGCTAATCACTCCCAACAGGCTAGAGTTGACTCGACTAAAATTAAGAAAGGTCGCTAGATACAAATCTAATTCGCCTTGATTTATTTTTTTGAAATCCGCCAGCACAGTCATTGGATTTATATTTTGACTTAGTGCTGTGTAAATCACAGACGTTGTCAATAGCCTTGCACTTTCTTTGTCATTGGTTACCCCTTCAAAGTATGTTTGTAATGCTGCCGCTTGATCAGGACTTGCATTGAATAAAGGCTTGTAAACATTACTAAAGTATGTGTCAGTATCCTGTCTTTCTGTAGATGTCCGTGTTAGTTCAGGGGTTGATAGGTTGTTGGTATAGCTCATGAGGTAATCCAGTAATTCTTGATATCAAAACTAATTGCAGTTGCCGCGTCACCGTTGGCAATACTTGCTATGTCATTTGACAATGCCACCATATCTATTAGATTTTTATAGGCCGAGCGTATGGCTAAAGTTTTTCCAAATGTTGATAGTTCTTCTAGCAATCCTTTTAGTGTAGTTTTGTCTCCGGCATCGGCGGCTGCTTGTAATTTTAATTTAAGTTGTGTCCACTCTGCTACAATATTTTGAGTGTCTGGCGTGCCAAGCTGTTCCAGTTTTGTTAGCAATGTTTCTTTTATGGCCAACCAAGCTTCTTCACTGCCATAAGTTGATGCGCCAATGCCAGGTGTAAAAGCATTTTGTACCAGTATATCAGCGGCTCTTTTATTTTCTCGATCATTTGCCAACAATTTTTGTACCGAAGAGCCTGACATTAGTCGTTGAAGTTGTGCATTACATTTTGCAATACGAGCAGTATCAGTTGCTCCATCAATTTCGTCTAGTGTTGCTGGTATAGTCAATCCAATTACTGCTGGATCAGTATCTGCCAGCGTTGGCATTTTAGGAGGTACTTGTATTGCAGGAGTGCCTTGTTTAGATCCACTTATCACTGTGCTAGATTTATTCAAGTTGATATTCTGACTTGCTACTTCTGATGCAGTTACATTAGATATTGCTGTGGACCTTACTCCATTTCTAACTGTTGGCACAATAGTAGGTAGCAGAGGAAACTGTGGCTTTTGTTGTACTGGTCTATATGCTTGTGTAACATACTGCCCGCCAGACACAGCCCGATAGTCGGCCGACGGACTGGCTTGATCAATCCTTGCTGGCGTACTTCTTGCTATAGTTATTTGTGGTCCAATATTATTTTGTTGGCCGGTGGTCGATGTTTGTGCCACTCCGCCCGCGGCATATGCAATCAATCCAAGGCCTAGCGAACTTGAACCTCCAATGTAAGGTGCATTGACTGTACTCAATGGATTGGTTCCACGTTGCATGGCTCGATTCAGTAGGTTATCGGCACTTTCGGCACGAAGTACTTCTTCAAGATTTGCTCCTTTGAATGTTTGAGTAGCACGATTTATCTTCAAGAACGCTGCCGCATAGTTACCATTGGCCAAGTCTTGGAAAGTACTATCAATCGTTCCAACCAAACCACCTGCTCCAAAAATGCTCCTGGTGCTGCCTGCACTCAATGAGCTAGGAGCACGATCATACAACAATAACATGCTATCACCAAATATGTCTGAAGACACATATCCAACTGCATACTTGACTGCTTCATACTGCACAGTCATTTCGTGTTCCAACAAACCAGAACCCTCGTTTGTGTGCTCTCCGTGTCGGAACGAAGTAATGGTAGGATTGATCAACATATACTCACTGAAACGCTTTCTATAGAAACTATAGATACGAATGGCTTTCAATGGTTTGTAAGCGTTAGCTTTGGGTGGTGCGCCATCTTGTTGTGTACGCAGGCCGTAGCCCCAAGTATCTTTTTGTCTATCAGAATATTTGTGCTCTTGGTTATAAATCGGTGTTTGATAATCGCTGTCTCTGTAGTAAAAGCTCATGTAATCATACCAAAACTCTCGAATGATATCATCGCTATCGTCGTGGAACTTCAAATTGATAGGTTCATATTTGATACGTTTCTGTGTGATGTTCTGTCTATTGTAGGCATTGTTGGTCTGCGTCTCTATGGTAAACTTAGGTAGCTGTGCAGACTTACACAGTGCGCCTATTTGTACTGCGCGACTCGCAGGAGTAGCTAATCCATTTTCCGAATCATCGTAGTCAAAAATTACATAAAACAGGAATGCATATTTTGGACTACGCAACAGATTGCTGTCCACAAATATGCGGGTAGCATGTTGATACGTTTTAACATTGTCTGTAGAGGCAAGCCCCTGCAGAATGGTATCCATTATACCGGCCATAACAATTCCTTTATATCAACTATTTATGAACAAAAAAAAGCCTGGTATTTCCAGGCTTTTTGAGTTTTTCATCTAAGCAACAATTAGTTGATTGTTGTACCTAGTGATCGGCCAATTGCCGCTCCAATACCAGCAACACCCTGTGTCTGGATAGCATTGTCGTACTTCAATGTTAAAGCAATTTTAACCGGATCGTTTGTTGTGTAGTTCATTTCACCGTAGTTAACTGCACTCAACAAGCAACCATAAATTTCCCATGTTTCAAGAACGTTAGGTGTGTTGGCACCATTGCCACCGTCTAGCATTTCACAAATTGTGATAAATTTGTAATCAATACCAGAAGCAGCCGAAGCTTGTTCCATGAAGTCAAATTGTTTCTGAAGTTGTTCGCCTACGAGTCTGCTCACATTGCCCGGTGCGTCGTCACGCAAGTTAATTGTGATGTCTTGCCAAGCTGGCTTACCAATTAACTTAACGCGGCTGTTATAAGCATCAACTGTGATTTCATCAAACTGTACTTGTGGACGAGTGAAGTCCATTATTTGTTTGGTTAATTCAGTTTTTGGATTGCTTACACCAAAACCATTAAATGTGATACGGAATCTATAGGCCAGTTTTGGCATCAACAGACCTTGTGCTGACGCACTTTGGTTAGTGGCCAACGGTACTGTGAATTTTGATAATGATGCAACAGCCATTTTAATAATCTCCTATTACTCTTATTTACCTTGTTTTGGGTAGTTAATGGAACACACCAGGTGTTCCATTATGTACCACTATTACTTACCGCCCGTTGCGATTTCACCTGGGTTCTTCAAGCGAATTGGGATGTAAATAAATTCAACATCTTTCATTGGCTCAATAGCAATGTCAACATACAACTCGTTACGAGCAATTCGAGCGCTTGTGTTGTTGCTAGTATCACATACCACCAGGTAGTCATAGATACCACGCTTGGCAATCAAATCATTCATTGCACCTTCAATTGCAGTTTTGATTTGATCACGTGTGCTCTTGTCGTTTGGTTCAAACAAATAAGCATTGCTGATACTTGTTAGGATTGTACGAATGTAGTTGGTCAAACGGCTTACGTTCACACGGTCTGTACTTTGAGCGATTGAGCTACGTGTCTTGTTACCGTATACTGTTAGGCCAGAACCTGGTAACAAGCTGATTGGGTTGATACGCAATGTATACAGCGAGTCACGCTGGCCTTGTGTGATACCAGTGCGTACAAACGTACCAGTTGTGTAGTTCACATAACCAATTGCTGTGGCATTGTCAACAATACCGCGGCGTGTGCCAGCAGGTGCAAACCAAGGATAGCTGATGTTATCGCTATAGATGAATGTACGCAATGCCATGTGGCTTGGTGGTACAACAATTTCGTTGCCGTTTACATCATTTGTCAATCCTGATGGGTAGTACACACCAGCATAGACACTTGCGCTGGTTTCGACTGTGTTGCTCCACTCAGTTAGTGCAGTGGTAGTTGGTTGCAAGTCAAGTGGTGTATCTCCAATGATAAATGCTGTTTCATTGCGATCATTGTTCAGTGAAACCATGTTAGGAATCAACTCTGGATAACCAGGGCACACAATCAAATTAAAGTTGTATTGGTCTTCACGAACGTCTGTGTTACTGTCAACTGCACTGCGTAGTGCCTTGACAACCATTTGACGTTGTGCTTTATGGCCATGGTATGGTGTGCCATTGCTTTGCACACCACTTGCATTGCTCCAAGTACTTGCATAAGTTGGAATTGTGCCTACTATGTTACTACCATCATCTATTGCATCTGGATAAGCGGTTGCTGTAAACTTGTCAGCCACATACTCTTTAACGTTCATGCCGTTACGGCGTGTGTTCCATAGCAATGTACCACGTGGATACAAGCGATAATCTGGGCAATCAAGATCGATATAATTGCTTGTTAACATTGTTTCAATGTCTGGCAAGTCACCACTGATTGGATCAACAATGCCGCCGACACTGGCGCCAGTGCCATCCAAGCTGGCATCCCATCGTGCATCTGCAAATACGATACCATTTTGGCTGACTTTGTCAGTCTTGTCAATCACTGTCCATGTAGTGCCACTGTAACGATACAATAATGGAAAGTTTTCTAAGTCACCTGTGTCAACCCACAAATCACCTGCTGCCAAACTTGTGCCGTCACTTTGTAGTGTTGGTTGTGTTGGACTAAAGATTGGACCCATTGGGTCTGAGTTGCTTAGGTTGTAACCACGTGCATCGCTGGTTACGTTACGATAACCTTTCCAGCCATTGCTACCACAGACCATCACGTCAGCTTCAGTTGCATTACCGTAGTACCATAATGTGCCGGCTGGTGGAGCGATGTAAGGAGTTTCAATGCTGAATGTCAGCGCAGTGCCAAGTGCTGTCCACTTGCTGGCACGTAGGCTACCAGTGTATGTACCAGCGTACTCGTATTCAATACCGGTTGTGTTGGTTGTGATACCTGCTGTGGCAACTGGATTGCCTGAACCTACTGTGGTGTCAATCAACACAATCTCGCCGCCTGAACGATGAATAAAGCTAATTGCACCAGTTGATTCTTTTACGGCATAAACATCTGGAATGTTGCGTGAAAGAACCAAACTAACAAAGCTGTCTACGCTGGTACCGGCCACAGCATAAGAACCACTGAATGTGTAAGCTGTCAGTGTACTGCTGCCTGCGGCAGATACTGCTAGTGTGAATGTGTGACCAACTGTAAAGTTGGAACTAGGTACAGCACCAGTTACTTTAGTTTGGCCTGAACCGTTACGTTCAAACACTTTGAACGTTGCTGGATAACCATCTAATGAACTGTACTGAACAAATACTGCACCATCAGCAATTCCTGATCCACCATTTAGGCTGTCTAGGCCGTAAATGGCTTCTTGTGTGCTGGCATACAAAGGTGCTGCCAGTTTGGTCCAACTATCGGTTGTGCTGTTGTATTTTTTAACAGCCCAGCTTGCTCCAGAGCCAGTTGCACTTGTCTTGATCCAGATAGAACCACTTGGTGCTGGAGTAGCTTCGCCAGTTGCATATGTCGGAACATCTGTATATGAACCAAAGTCCAACATTGGTGCGTAGTATGTGGCTGCTGTTAGGCCAAGTGACGCGGCGCCGGAACTGGCAGTAATAGTTACTTTGCCGTCCACTGTTGAGCCATTGCTCTTGGCGGCACTGGTGGCACGAATTACCAAACGACCGTTGGTGTCAATTTCTGCGCGAATACCATCACCATATGAGGCTGCAAAGGCAGAGTTAATGCTAGTAACAACTTCTGCTCCAGTGGCATTTGTGCTGGCGCCAGTGATAGAAATTGCAGTACCGTTGATTGTTAATGTTACGCTACCGTTAGCAAGTACTTCGTTACCAGCATAGGTAGAGTATGTACTTTGTACAGTTGTCCAGGCTTTTTGCCAGTCAGTTGTACCAACCGGTACCCATGTGTTGCTGGCATTTTTGTAGAACAAAGGATTGTTTACGTTATATGCTACCACTGCGTATGTGCCAACTTGACCAACTGTGGTCTTTGGTGTGTTTAGAGCATCTGTCAAAACATCACCGGAACTTGTGATAATGGTAGGAGTAATCTTTGTGTAGGACTGTGTGGCACTGCTCCATTGGAATACTCCATAATCAGTCTTGGCTAGATCCAACCATAAGAAGCCATTGCTAACTTCTCCTTTTGGACGTACTGTAGTTGAAGTCAATTGATCTAGGTCAATATCAGCACGGATAACATACAATTGATTGCCCAAACCCAGTGCTGAATAAGCCGCTTGTAGACCATATTCATTACGCTCGTCGCCATGCAACGATGCGCCGCCGCTGGTGCGGAAACTTGGATAACCTAGCGAGTTGATCAATTCGCGCTGGCTTGTGAATGATAGAAGCTTACCGGCATTGGTAGTGGTAGTACCGGCCGCGGTAGTACCAGTTGCAGGACTGGTTTTGTTTGTTTGTGTGGCCAACAGAATTAGAGGAACTGTGCCGTTACCTGCTGGTACGTACTGACTTTCGTCTGTTACTGTGATGCTTACACCTGGTGAAGTTAGGATTGCCATGTCGTCTTTTTCCTTTATATGACGTTTTAGATATTTATTTGGTTTTGGCAAAAGAACCTCGTTACAGGTGCCTTTGGAAAGGTCTGGAGTAAATAGCTGTATGAGTGAACGTAAACTATGCCCTGTGTGCAATAAAAACCCTGTTGCTATTAACTATATACGCAACGGAAAGACCCACTATCGTAATGTGTGTGGATCATGTGCCCGAAAAGGCAAGAAGGTCAAAGTAAAGCCGCCAGCATGGTATCAAAGCGGATATAGAAAAAAACCCACATGTGATCGCTGTGGGTTCAAATCTGAAGCAGAAGCTCAGTTGTTAGTGTACCATGTGGATGGTAGTCTAAACAACAACGATCGATTGAATCTCAAGACTGTGTGCTTAAACTGTCGACCAATGATAACGAAATCACGTCTTCCTTGGAAGCCTGCGGGGATTGTACCAGATTTTTAATTTGATTGTATAGATCTTCGATGCTACGGTTATTATCAATTACTTCATCAAAGTCTGTGCCAACCCAGCTGGTTTCGCTGGCATGAACTCCTAGCTCTTTGAGTTTGGTTTGTGCGTACAAATCTCCAGCATTTGCTTTAGCGGCCATAATATGCCAACTGGGTAATGCACCACGTTGTATCCATACAATCTTACCACCTTGTTCTTTGATAGCTTTGATCTCGTTTGGAAAACGTACATCACTAATCACAGTGTGATCACTGCGTCTTGCAAGACGTGCCTGCAATGCGGCAATCCAAATATCGTCATGGAAGTGTTGGCGGCACACCTCAGTACCCCAGTGTTGTAAAATCCAGCGAGGCGTCAAGTGTGGCATTTGCAATCTTTCTGCCCACCAAGTGTCCACTTGCTCGCGCCAGGCACGAGCTTCTGGTGTGCGTCCTTCAATCAGTTCTCGGTCCCAGCCGAACACTGCCGCTACGGCATCTTTAAGAGTGCCAGCAAAGCTGTCGCGTCTAAAGCCATGAAAACCTACCAAGTAGTCTGCGGCTGTGTCTTTGCCGCTGCCAATGAAACCGCAAATGCCTATGATCATAAAAAAGCCCCTAGTGTATAGAGGCTAGTTTACACAATTAAATGGTAAATGTCAAACGCCGTATTTGTTCTTTTTCTTGGCAGGATGCGGGCTAACTTTGTGTGTGTCCTTGGGCTCTTGGCTTCGCAGGTTGCCTTTGTTCAAATCACTATGGCTAGCACCAACCATCTTGTAGCTTTGCTTTAGCATGTCTGATTCTTCTTGTGTGTATGGATGTGCTGTGTGTTTTTTGCCATAAAACGTTTTTGGATCCATGTCAATTTTGCCTTTACCGTCAGAACAGGCCAGTGCTAGACCCAGGCGATAGTGTGCATAATCAGAGTTCATTTTTTCACTGTCGCCAAAGGTATGCAGTCCGGTGCTGGCTTCTTTGTAGCCATCGGGCACCTTGCCAGCTTTGATCTCCATGATGATTTCGTTAATTTTCATTTAGCAGTTCCATTTTCTTAGTGCTAGAGCTTTGCGAGTTGGTTTGCCATTGGGTTTCTTCATAGGTCCTTTTACTCCGCCCATTCTAGCACAGAAACTCTTGCGGCGCTTGGCGGCTTTACTACCTGGCTTGAGTTTGCTAGGTTTGGTAGTCACTGCCATTTGCAGTTTTGAACCTGGGTTCTCTCTGCGGTAACTTGCTACACCTTTGGCATTGAGGCCGCCCTTTTTGCTCTTGCCCGCACTACGTCTCCAGGCCGCTGTTTCAAACAGAGCATGGTCATCCATGGCTTCAAATGTTTCCCACACTGCATCAACACTAGTTCGTGTGTTGGTTGCAACTTCCTCAGCAAACATTTCCATTGCTTCGTACATTTCTGCAATCTCTGGATCTTCATTGCCTTCTTCGGATGCCATATAGTCCCACACAGTGACCAACATTGATTTTGCCACTGCAATCTTTTCTTGGCACCACTCAGGTAAGTTATCGCCAGAGTGTATCAGTCCATCTAGTCCATCCACAGCACGTTTCATTGTTTCAATGTTGTTGTCTGCCATGCCTGCTTCGTCATCGTATTCGGGATTAAATCCTTCATCAACTTTTTTTGGCTTCTTGCCTGCCTTTTTCATGTTCACAGCAATAGCGGCTCGTTGTGCGGCATTGGCAGCTTCTTCTACTGACTCAGCGGGCACACAGTTATTCACTCGTACTCCACCCTTCATTTTTGTTTTGGGGTTGCCAATTTTTTTGCCTGTCCAGCACTTGGGGTCTAGACGGACTTTTTCTTCTACAACAATTTCAGTTACTTTCATTTTTCTATCCTGTAATCCAAGTATAAGGCTGGCTACCATCAATGAATCGTTTGAGCTCTTCTTCAAGTGCTTCCATTTCAGCCTTGGCCTCTGATTTGAGTGCGGCACCATTCAGTTGTGTGCCACCTTGTGGGCCTGCAATTTGTGCAAACTTTTCACGTGCCTGGCCCAACATTTCTTTGGCCAGTGCCAAGGCATAGTCCTGCAACCACGGATATATCCTGTCATCATTGAACAACATGCTGTCTGGTTTTTTGTTATAAAGCCATAACAATACTGTTTCAGCAGGATCATCATTGCCTGCACTATAAATGTTACACTTGGACAGTTCAAATCCTGTTACACTTGTGGCGCCAAGGGTACCAGCTGATAACATAGTAAAAGTCCTACCGTCATTGCTCTTGGTCAATAGTGTGTAGTAATTGTTGTAGCCAGCGGTGGGGCAATTGATAATGCTGACAGAACTACCAGGTACAACTGCATCCCATGGATCACTCAAGGTGAATGTAATTGTACTGCCTGCGGCCAATCCTGACGCACTTAGACTTTGCATACGTTTGTAACTGTGACCGGCATCGGGCACTTTTCTGACCAAGACCAATCTTTTGCTCACTGGATTGAATGTAAAATTAAGGTACCCACCAAACATGGTCATTGCCAGTTTCTGGTAAGAAGCAAACAATTCGTAGTTGGCTAGTCCACCAACTCGGCCTGCTTGTAACATATAGGTGTTGAGGTATCCGCTGGCAAATGGTTCAAATTGGCTTGCTGTTGTGCCTGTCACACTACCAATACCTCTGCGGAACACTTGCCTAACAGTCATGATTTCACTTGGCAATATGTATTCTTGGGTTTCGGGCAGTAGTTCAAGAAACGCATAGCTTTCTTCTTCTGCACTGCCTGCACGTTGACGATATCGATTTAGTGCATTATCAATTGCCACATGATAGTGGGCAGGATCTAGTTCAACATCAACCATGCCATCACCTAGTCGTAGGCGAATATAGTCTTGGATATCTTTTCGTTTTTTGGCATTGGAATCAACAACATCTTCGTCGTAGGCAATTGGGCCCGGACCGCCTAAGCTGTCTACTGTGATTGCTTGCCTGTTGTTTAACCCTGGCTTGAGTGTGGCCATAAAAAAATCCCCGTTGCTGTATTTAGCACACGGGGATCGGACTAGGGTCTGTTACAGTACACGCAACAACAATGTATCCTCATTGCAACGTCCGTTTAATTTGGTTTCTGTTGTTTTGATACTTTCCATGTGCTTGCGTATTTGCACTTTGGTTGTTTTCATAAACTCAGCCAGTTGCTGTTCGGGCTTGCGAAGTGTTTTTTGCACACTTTTACTTTCGTCAAAGTCCAGAATACTTGTGCCTTTCACGCTCAATCCAGTTTTGTACGCACCCGGAACATACTTGCCCAATTTACGTGTTTTTGTGTTGTACACCCAAAGCTCTGTTGCACCCACAATATCCTGCGGGTTTATACTCATCAATTTGGACGCAGGATCCTGCTTGAGGTACTTGAGCTTGGCAACCAATTTTTCTTTGGTTGGACTCTTTTTAACTCTAGCTTTCTTAGTGGCTTTCTTCACGCCACGATACTGATCCACTGCTTTTTGCAACTCATCAAACCAAGCATAGATGCGTTTGTAGTCAGCGGCTTTGAAGTGTTTGTATCCTTCAACCAACTGCTCATCTTCCCGAGCTTGAGCTGACTCAAATTCAGCACGAGTCTTTACAAATGCCGTTTCAATTTTACCTAGCTGTCCTTGTGGAACGTTTTGTGCAACCAAGAAGTCGTAGGGCTTGAAGCCTGTGCCAGCGTTGGTTACTGCATCGTCAAAGTAACCTTCTAGCTCACCAATGGTGGCTGACGTTTTTTCGTTGAGCCGATCCTGGATAGTAGGCTGTCTAACAATGGGCTTGTCTTCTGCCACAACAGGCTGATCATCTTCCTCGTTGTACTCAGTGTATTTTTCAACCACATCACGAGTGGCTGTTTCAAGATACTGCAATGCACGAGGCTTGAGTGGCATGCCCTTGCCATGTGCGGCAATGATGCTACATGCTGTGATAGGAACCCAACGGCTTTTGATAACCTTGCTGAGATCGGATTTAGTGACCACAAAGTGTTTTTGCTCTTGGAGCCAAGAAATAAAGTCCGGCTTCAAATCTTTGACTGAGAAGTGATAGTTGTAGTAATAGAAACTACGGCGCAGGTTGTGATCAAAATCAGCGTCACTCATTGCAAGTGCTCGTTCTGTGTCCCACTGTGGCTCACCGCCTGTGTACTTTTCATCTGCAAGGTGCGCCCTGCGTACAGTCACTTTCTTTTTGGCAATTTTAACGCCTGCAACTGTTTTGCCTGTGTTGGCTTTTTTAGGTGCAGATTTTGCGGGTGTTTTTGTGGCCATGTTTGCTCCTTGGATTATTGATTACCTAGTAATTATACAATAAAACGGACAAGCTGTCAACCGTGTTGTAAATGGGCTAACATTAGCCATTTTTCGTACTCTATAATACTTTGGTTTATACGAGCCAGCAACTCTTGTTGCCGCAGGCTTGATTCTTTTCGGTTGCGTCTCAGCTCAACTTCTTCACTGCCCAGCTTATGCACTAGATTTTCGACGCCGCCTATCATTCGGGCTAGATCTTTTCGGCAATTGGTTGGCGCTACTTGCATTTGGTCACGCAACTCTGAACTAACAGGTGCCCAGTCTAAGGAAGTTTTTATACGCATAGGAGTATTATAGCACCGTTTGGGCAGTCTGTCAATCTAGGTAAATACTGCAAAGAGGATCCAAAAATGCCCCGTTTGAGTTTATGGCGTGAAAAACACGGTAGCGACTATAAGTTTATCGATCGACGTATAAGCGAAATGTTCACCATTGGCGGAACTGGTGTTTTGGTCCATAAGTACCTGGGCGTGGATACAAGTGCAAATGATGGTACGGATGCTACCAAGCCTGCATACCAAAACCAAAGTGAGATGAACATCCAAGACTTGTTGTTTTTAGAAAACCGTGATCGCAAGTACGATACTGATGTGTATTCCATGCGTGGCATCTACCAGGTAGCAGACCAAGATTTTGACTTGCGTCAATTTGGTATTTTCCTAGCCCAGGGCACAACATTCATGACGTTTCATTTGAATGACATGATACAGTTGTTGGGTCGAAAAATTGTTGCCGGCGATGTAGTTGAACTCATGCACCTACGTGACTACGATTCATTGGATGACAGCGTGCCATTTGCATTACAAAGATTTTACACCATTACTGAAGCAACTCGTGCCGCAGAAGGGTTCAGTGCCACATGGTACCCACATTTATGGCGTTGCAAATTGCAACCCTTGGTGGACAGTCAAGAATACAAAGATATCCTGGACAAGTTGGGTGCCAACCCTGATCCGTTTGCAGGCAATGTGGGAAGTGCTGATAATCCAAGCATTGGATCTATTGTCAGTACCTACCAAAAATACCTGGATATCAATGAAGCTGTTATTGCACAAGCCGAGATTGAAGTTCCTAAATCTGGATACGATACCAGCAAGTTTTATACTGTGCCACTGAACACTGACGGATCACTTGCTGATCCCAATGGTACCAATGTTGCCGACGATGTAACAGTTGCTACGGATACCTTGACAGCGGATGGCGGCATTGCTGCCCCTACTAAAAAGATACAAGGTTACTTGACAGGCGACGGACTTGCTCCTAATGGATTAGACGTAGGCATGGGCATTGCGTATCCACTAGGATCAGTAGCAGGTGATTATTTCCTACGCTTGGACTATGTGCCAAATCGTTTGTTCCGTTACGATGGTCGTCGTTGGGTCAAGGTCGAGGACAGTGTACGCACTAACTTGACTCCAGGTGCTGTGGACAATAACACACAATTAAGTACTTTTGTAAATAACACAGGCAACATCACTACCACACAAGGCAATGTGTCTTCGCGCACAGGTCTAAGTAAAGCATTAAGGGCTGACAACTAATGGCTGTTCAATTTTTCTACGATCAACAAATACGCCGCTTCCTATTACAGTTTAGTCGTATGGTCAGTAACTTTCAAGTTCAGTTCAGTAAGACTGATACTGCCACCGGGCAGTTGGCATTGCAAACTGTTCCGGTATTTTACGGTGACGCCAGCAGACAGGCCGCCGCTATCCTTAACAACAACAGCGAAAATAGTTTGCAAAGTGTGCCTGCAATGGCGTTTTATATTTCTGCCATGCAGTACGATCGTCAACGTATGCAAGATCCTACGTTTGTTGGCAAGGTAAACATTCGTGAACGCCTGTATGACCCAACCACTGGCATGCAAACACACGAGCAAGGTGACACGTATACTGTTGAGCGTCTGATGCCTGTGCCATACTTGTTGACTCTTAAACTAGATATTTGGACCAGCAATACAGAGCAAAAGATGCAACTGATTGAACAGATTGTTACACTGTTTAATCCTAGCTTGGAAATACAAAGCACAGACAACTATGTTGATTGGACCAGCTTGAGTGCTGTGTTACTAACAGACATGACCTGGAGCAGTCGTAGTGTGCCTGTTGGCACAGAGGATCCAATTGACATTGCTAGTCTAACATTTGAGCTACCAATTTGGATCAGTCCGCCGGCCAAGATCACGCAAATGGGTGTTATACAACGTATTGTTGCCAGCGTGTACGACGGAGATGGTAACATTGACAAGAACATTTTTGATCCAGGTAAGCTGTTGATTCGACGCAGTTTAACCATCATGAACTACGGTGTGGTGTTGATTGGTAATAAAATTAGTTTGCTCAAATATCAAGAGGCAGTCAAGAGCAATGACATCAGCTCTCCGGATGTGGAACTATACGAGCAGGGCAAAGATGTATGGCGTAGTTTGATCAATGAGTACGGCGTTTTACAAAATGGTACCAGCCAACTACGTTTAGAAATGGAAGATGGTGCCGAAATTGTTGGTACTGTGGCATATGATCCAACCGATGATACAAAACTGTTATTCAGCACAATCAGCGACACCACCCCAGTCAACACCATAAGTCCAGTGGATGCTGTGATTGATCCACACAAGAACACAGTAATTGATTTGTTATACAACAACAACGGCAACTACATTGCATTGGCCGGCACGCGATTCCTGATACTTGATGATATAGACTCTATAGAAAATACAGATTTCTCCAAAGCATGGAATCCCAATGGTTTTCCTCTTGTGGCCAAGGCCAATGATATAGTACAATACGATGGCACACGCTGGACAGTGGTATTTGCCAGTCAAACAATCACTAGCATTAAATATCTAACCAATACCGCAACTGGTGTCCAGCTGAAATGGACAGGCAGTGAGTGGGTCAAGAGCTACGAAGGGTTATACAGGGAAGGCCAATGGAGACTAGTACTTTAGAAGGATGCGGTGCGTTGATTTATTGCAAAAACACCCATCGGTATCTTTTTCTATTACGCAATTCAAATCGTTATCGAAACAGCTGGGGCCTAGCAGGCGGTAAAGTAGAAAAAGGCGAAACTGTCACCCAAGCTCTGCACAGAGAAATCCTGGAAGAACTAGGTGGTGAAATTGCTAACGCCAAGATACGCCCAATTGAAAAATTTACCAGCGACAACAAAAACTTTGTTTACCACACGTTTCATATCGTAGTTGACCATGAGTTCATTCCTGAACTCAATCACGAGCACGATGGATACTGCTGGGTGCCGTTAGAAAAATATCCAAAGCCATTGCATCCTGGCGTTTGGCGCACATTCAAATTTGAAGCTGTGGTTAATAAAATTAAAACTCTAGAGCAAGTGATTTAACACACACCTAGGTCTGCTTCAATAATATAATCATTGAAACTGATCTGTCTAAAGTTTGACAGACGTTGCCAAGTTGGCGGACATGAGTAGCTGGGCGTGGATGTTACACGTACAAACTCTACTTCGCTGTAGGTTGTCATTATATGTTCCATGGACATGATCCAATAGTCATCGCTGTAGTTTTGATGCAGGCCAGCATATCCATTGGTGTCAGCATACATGTTATTATTGTAGTATTCACCTGCGCCGTTATCAAAACCTAGCAAATAGATTTTTTCATGGCCATCAAAACAAGCTAGATATGTGGCAACACTACCTGCATTGCTCACATAGTCCTGCGGAACTAGATAAAAAGTATTTGGATATTTTAAGATCTTGTCGCTATTGGCATATACAATGTTCCTATCGCAATAGCCACTACCTGCTATTTCATCGCATATGTCGTTGCCGACTGCTACTAAGAAAGTAGGAGTAATGTCGCGATAGGCGGCATTACAAGCGTAGGTCTGCATACTTTTAGCACCTAGCCGGCCGGCCAAGTGCGTCATGAGTAATTTAGTTGGAAATGTTTTTCTTGAGCTACCATTGCCGATGATTGTGGCAATTTTAGAGAGTTGGTTATTGGCTACTGCGGTAGGCACCCACTCGGTCTTGTAAAGCCATTCAGATCCTTGAAAAGCGGCCTCGGTGGTGATACGCTCACCACCGTAATTGGCCCTATAGATCTTGTTTAGCTTTTGCAACTTTAGACACCGAAGATAATCCCAACTGAGTCAACATAGCTCTTCGGAACAATGCTGTTTGCTGTAAACGCACTAGTTGGTGCGTTTGCGTAGCTCAGTGTGCCACTAACTGTAAAGTTCTGAACAGTCATGCTACCTGTGAATGTAGGACTAGTCAATGTCTTGTTGGTCAAAGTCTGTGTACCATTAAGGCTAACCATCTCGCCAATACCACCAGCTGTTGAGCCGTCATGAACGATTAGAGTTTGTTTTGTTGTGTCGAGAGTTACTTCACCAACTGCACCTGTAAATGTGCTGTGTTGTACTGTGGTACCTCTGCGAAATTGTACTTGTGCTGGCATTTTATGCTATACTCCCGTAATCTTGTTGGTAATTTGGTGCTTGGGTAATTAACCCATAATCAGCCGAGAAATTATTTGTGGTAACTGGCGCACCGTTAATAGTGATAATCCCTTTGAAATCCCAATTGTCTGGGCTTACCCACTGGCCGTCATAGACACTAATGTTACCATAGGCGCCATTGGGTCCAACGCTAATACCACTGCCTCGTGCGGCTGTTGCATTGACCGCATTGTTTGCTACTGTGATATTTTTATCATTGGTCGAAATTGTGTTTGTGCCAACTGTGGTAGTATTACCTGCAACATAAATGTTACCGATAACGTACATATCGCCCAAAGCACTAACTAACCCGCCTACGTTTAGTCGTCCAACCACACCAGCACCGCCCGTAACAACCAAAGCACCTGTAGTAGGGCTAATACTGGATGCACCAGCGATAGTTACGTTGGAAATCTGGGTAGCTTGACGTGTCCAAGTACCGTAGGTGGAGTTGTAGGTGTACAGAATGTTA